AGTCTGTCCTACTGGCACCACGAATAACGTGGTTAATGAAAAATCAGCCATTTTTTATATTAATTTAATTGTTAAAATTCTTATTCATTTGTTTGAATCCTGTATGTTGCACTTTGTACAGCAGATTGATTCTCAGTGTACATTGCTAGATTCTGCACTGTTAAATCTAAAAGTTCATCTTCTAGATAAGATTCTAGTTCACAATTTCTATCTACAGAAGCAATATTATCAAATCCTATATATCCTGCTTTATCAATGTAGTCAGGATATCTCATATAAGATATGTATAGATCTGTAGGGATAAATGTTCCATCTGTAAATACAGATATTTCGTCAGAAGATATGGAGTTAAATGTTTCTTGATATTCAAAAGAAGGTTTATAATGTTCATTGTTTATAATGAACTGTATATCTCCATGTTTAGCAAGATCTCTATTGATCCATATTTTTCTACCTTTACATCTACCCTTATCTGCAAGTATATAACTATCTATATAGAACATATACTTTGGTAGTAAAACATCAATGGAGGTTGTCCATTGATTAATTTCTTTATTAGTTTCTGTTAAATTTAAAGGTTGATGGTTGTACTGTATTACTAGTCTCTGGAGATCTTCATATCGTTTCTTGAACGAATCCATTCCCATACCACTGGCTACACTAAAACCATCAACCTTTTGTTTTATAAGTTTTATCTGAGCTTCATTTAAAGCTAAGATTTTGTCCTCAAGATTGATTTGTTGATGATCATTCGTAGATAGTTTATTTAATCTTTGATCTATTTTATATAATAAACTATCTACTGGTATCATACAGATGCTAATTTTTTGCTTTTAACTTTTTGTTCAAGAGTGATTAACTCATCTTGGTTGTCATCATCAACAAGGAATTTAACTAAATCTTCTTCATCCTTTGCAATTTCAAACTCCCCTTCGTACACTTTACCATTTGGTTTTACTCTGTATACAGAATGAGTAACAGCTTGTTTAACTAAATCTTTAATATGGAGCAAGTTTTCTTTCATGTCAGCAAATCTGCCAAACACTTCAACTGGATTTAATCCTAAGAATTTACCATTGCTAAACTCTGTTTGTTTAAGAACATTATCTACAAGGTTGTAAACCACTTCTTCTTTAGTATCATCTGTAACAGGTAATCCTAATAGACGAGCCACTTTTCTTTTCTTTTCAGGAGTCATTGAATCAAACTTAACAATAGCCTTGTTGATCAATTGCTTCTTCTTAAAGATGACAGCATTTTCAATTTCATCATCAGCTACATAGAACTGAGAGTCTGCTGGATATTCACCTCTTTCCCATGCTTGATAACTCGAAGCAATAGTTGGGTGAACACGTAACCATGAGAATGCTAATTCTTGAAAAGGATTTGTTAAATCAAAATAATTATCTCCATCTAATAACTTTACAGGTTTTACGTGCATCGTATCATCTGTAGATGTAGATAGACCATAATTCCAAAATGCTGAACGAGGACCTAAATCAATACTTCCTAATGCTTCTTCTAGTTTTATTTTAAGATTTTTCACTCTTTCAATTTCCAATTCTTTTTCAAGAGGATCTTGAATTCTTCTAATGTACGCAGCATTAACATCTAGTCCTGTTCTGTACTGACCATCAAGTTCTTTATAAGGATACTTGAATACGCCTGTTCCAGGAATTCTTGTCATACCTTGTGCAGCAAGGCCTCCTTGCATTGTCTGTAATTGAGAGTTGTTATAATCTCTTTTAAGTGTGGCGATTTTTCCTATCTTGCCCATATGTAGTTTAATTTATTTGGTTTTGTAAAAAGAACCAAGAGCTGTTCTTGTGGGAAGCAAATGATTACTGTTGCAGAGTGTTTCCATCGAAGGAAATGCAATGAGACATAGAATCTCAATCATCACTCTGAAAAGAGAAGATAGGCTCCCACAGGTGGGAGGATGTAAGGAGCCTATTTCTCAGAGAAAAAATCTAGTATAAGCGACCAGTTCTTATGGGATGGCTACTAGATGTGTTGTGTTATTAGAACTGAGGGATTTCTTCGATCAAGACTGTACGAGACAAATCTTCGATAAATACATCACAACGATCTTTCATCCAGATTTCGTATCCTGGGAATTTGTTAGCAGAGCTCATACCTTGAGATTTTGCAAATCCTAAGTGATGACGAGTTCCATCAATATAACCCCAAGTCATAGAAGGTGCACCCTTCATACGTACTTCACGAATGTTATTAATCATTGAACCATCAGACATTGGAGAAACATCAAATACCATAAATACAGGAGTTGATTTCTTGTTCTGTCCAAATTCAAGATTAGATTGTGGTAAGTCTAATTCTTTCAAGTGGATTAGTTCAACACGACCAGTCTCACGAGTTACCATTGCATCGAATGCAAAGTTGTAAGTGATGTGTTGTCCTTCACCTTGCATATATCTGTTACCAGAATCTGCCATGAATGTTAAGCCTGAATTTAAAGCATCAGTCTTAAGTGCTTGTTGGAATACGTCAAAGCCAGCTTCGTTAGTGTACATCTTTACACGTCTGTCTTTAACATCCACACGACGATAGAATAAATCTCCAAATACTGAACGAATCAAGTTTGCAGAGAATTCACCTCTATTGTATTGTACTAAGTTACCATTGTTACGCATTCTGTGATAAACACCAGCAGATGTACGCTTAACTTCTTGCTTAGAACCATTGGTCTTCACTGTTCCTGGCTTAGACCAAATCATACGCTTAACCTTAAGTTCTAGCATAGACTTACGCATCCAGAATTCAATGAATGGCTCCCACTTAACATCATTACGAGTTAATGGAAGTTGGTTACGTCTCTGTGGAGCATATACTAGAATATCTAGAGCTTTACCAGAAGCATCAACCATCATCTTGTCATCAGCCCACTCAGTGATTTTATGCTCATAACCATATGCAGAACCTAAAGATTCAAACATAGTTATTTGCTCACCTAAACGTGGAAGACCTAATAAATCTTGATCAAATTCACCAATTGCAGCATCAACTAATTCTAGTTCAATACCAGACTTTAGGAATGTAGAACCAACGAAATCTACTGTAGGATTATCAGTCACCAATGTGAAAGAATAAAGGTAACCCATATTCCAAGGCACAGGATCTTTGATTACGTAGAAACGTGGACCATATTGACGAGATCCTACAGAGATGATAGCGTTTTTAGAGAATTCATTAGTATCAAGTACTAAAGAAAATTCTTGACCATCAATACCTGGCTTGCTCAACAATAATGTTGAATCTGGTACGTCAATAATTTTTGGGAACTTGTAAGGAACTTGAATCTGCCATTTCCAAGCATCACTATTATTATCAATGTAATAAGGTGTGCTCTTGTTGATCATGTCCAAGAAATCATTACTGTACAATGAGCTCTGGGTGTAAAGACTGATAATTTTCTTATCGTAGTCTGCAGGCTCAGTTGAGTGAAAAGATTCTAAGTGATTAGAATCAGTTAGCTTACCAACAGCACGTTTGTCCATTGAAGCTACTCTCGCATAAGTAAAACCAGTTAAACCTGGGATTGTTTGAATTGCCATTTTTTATTATTTTAAATTATTGTTGATAAATTATAAAAACCATGAATCTGATTTTTCTGATTTGCTACCTTTGACAGAACTTTTCTGTACTTGTCTTGCCACTTCTCCAAATAGGTCATTTGACTTTTTAGTCACACCTGTCTTTTGGATTGTTGAAAGGGTTGGATCTTTTTCTAACATCTTTAGTAGAAGAGCCACTTTAACTTTCATTGGGTGATTTTCAGGTCTTTTTAGTTCTAAGATAGTACGATCAAAATCAGTAAGTGTTTCACCAGATGTTGTTTTATACTTATCTACCAATAAGAAATCCTGTAGTTCACTTGCTATTTTAGGATTTAATGGAATACCATCAAACTCTTTTGCTTTCACTCTTTCTTGAAGAATAGACTGAACGTTATTTATGTACTGATTTTTAATATTTGCTTTTTGTTGCAATTCCTTTTCAGAGGCTTGCTCCATTTGTTGAAGCTTTTGAGCTTCTTTCTTTACTAACACCTTATGATGTTTAGTTGCTACTGATTCAAGATCTCCATAGTTTTGAAGTCTTTCCACTTCTGTTTCTACATCTTCAGGTTCAAATCCTTGATCAGTTAGAGCTTGTTTAATTATTGCCACCTGATTTTTTTCTTGTGAAAGATCCATCTCAGAGAAATTGGCTATAGAATTAAATGTATTAAAATATTCTTTTGGATCAACTCCTTTAACAAATATGGCATCAAATGCTTGTTGATAGTCTTCTCCAAATTGGCCAATGAATTTATTCACAACCTCAATAGCACCTTTCTTCTTCTCTACTTCAAACTTTTCTAAGAATTCTTCAGGAGTATTAATCTCTGCATCTTCTTCATCTTCTTCTGAAGTGAACACTCCAAGTTTGAATAAGTCTTTAGCAAGAGCTCCAAATTTACTCACTTCTGTAGAATCATCTTCTTCAGATTCTTCTGTAGATGCTTTTGGTGCAGCAGGTGCTGGAGCAGCTTCTTCTTCTTCATCCTCATCATCATCTAATAAGAAATCTGTTAATCCTTTTTGAGGGGTATCTTCTTTCTTATCTGAATCATCATCTGTAATAGTTTTTACAGAAGCAGGTTTAGTCTTTGCAGGAGCAGGGTCTTCAATGTTCTTTACAATATCTTGTAAGTCCTCAGGATTACTTGTAGAAGTTTCTGGTTCAAATAAATTATTCAGAAGCTCTTGATTTCCTGCACCCATTTCCATAGTATTCTCAATACTAAAGCCAAATGAGTTGCTATCTAAATTATCAGCCATATGTAGTTTGTTTTATTGTATTTGGTTTATAAATGTAAAAATATGTAACATCTCTGGGATTACAAAGACTTATATAGGTAATCCTCTATTTATTCAAGATAATATAGCATTAAAATATTTCACTTTCTAACTAAAAATGTTTATTTTTTCTTTGCTCTACCTTTTGCATTCTCTTTTGCCACAGCCAAGTCATTTGCTTGATTCTCTCTATCCACTTGTAACTTCTCTCTTTCAAGTTGAAGCTTCTGCATTTCCTTTCTATTATCAGAGTTTATCTGTGCCATCTTTATCTCATAGTCTTTAGCAGCTTTCATTTGATCATTAGATAGTTTGCTTATCTCAAGAACATCAGGAACACCACTAACATCTAGATCAGACAAAGGACCACTCTTAGATTCAGCAGCAATAAGAGCAATTTCTTTCTTATTAATTCTATCTAATTCATTCTGATAGTTTTCATTGGCTACTTCTTGATCTTTCATAGATTGTGCTTGAGCCATTTGTGCTTCTGCTATCTGACCTTGTTGCTCTATTCTTTGTTGTTCTTGCTGAGCCTTTTGTTGCTCCATAGCTATTTGCTGATCTCTAAGTGTCTTGAACACTTTCTTCATTTGTCTCATAGACTTAGAAGAATACAATTCTATAACATCATATAAAGATCCACCATTCTGCATTAAAGGTTGTGCTAGTTGACGAAGCTCATTAAACATCTGAGTATCTTCTGGTCTGTTAGTTAAGAACACCTTTAAATCTCTGAACTTTAAATCAGAACCATTCACTTGTACAAAGGCAGATTCTCCCTCAGATGTAATATAAGAAAGAGTAGATTGAGGCTTACTACTTTCTACATATAAAGAAGCATCTATAATAGCTTGATAAAGCTGACCCATTACATACTCATGAGCCACGAATAGAGGCTCTGTCTGAGAGTAACTTTGGGTGATGGCTGCTTGTGTACCTGTAGCAGATTCAGAGGCTGAGACATCTCCCATACGTTGTCTAGACATACCTATAAGTTCCCAACACTCTGCTTTAATTTGTTGTGCTAGATTATATCTAGACTGTATCTCTTGCGTGCGTGTAAGATCTATTTCTCTATGCTGATTAAATGAGCTAGGAGATTTTAAGTTCTCAGGAGAATCATCAATAAATACCACCCCCCTATTACGAGCTTCCATTTCCCAAACATCCAATGCATCTTGTGCATCACCATCTTTAGGAATAGGTACGTGTCTAATAGATGTTAAATACACCTTACCCACTTCTTTCTCAAGAAGCTTATACAATTGGTTCATACAAACATTGTATATCACTTGAAAAGGTTTCATCAAATCCACTAATGATTTTGATTCAGTATTTTTAACTTCGTAGGTTATTCCAATGATAGGGCAATAATTTAATAACTTATAAGGTTTGATATGATAAATATCTGGACCCACTTTAGTTCCTTGATACCATTGATTAATCCATCCCCATTCTAAAGACTGTTGAGTGGGAATAGTTCCAGATTTATAAGATTCATCTACAAGTGTAGATTGCTCATTACCCATTTCATCTGTATATATAAGCTTACCTATTTTCTTTTTAGAAAGCCAATAAGATCTAACAACAACATACTTGTAACCAAAAGAAGATACGTTAGAGGTGAGTCCTAAGAAATCTTTTAGTCCATCATTGTTCTCTTTCATCTCACTCTCAATCATCATTCTTGTTTGTAACACTAATGGATCGTATGTGTCGTATGTAACAGAATCAATACCTGGAGTGACATCAGGATTACCTAAGTTAGATTCTCTTACGTTAATCAATCCATAATCTTGGAGAGAACTACGTAAGTGATCTATTTCTTCTTTAGTAAGGTCTGGAACAGATTCAATAATCTCAGACAACTCCATAACTTGCACAGTTCCTGCAGCATAGGCACCAATAGCTCTTCCAGTAGGATCTGAAATATATTTCCTATCAGGCGTTGTAAGGAACCAAGTATTTTTAGGGTTTGCAACTTCAATGTTGTAACCAAGTTTTGAATTGTCTTCATATATGTGATAGTATTCTCTACCAGAAATTAGCATATCTCTAAATGCATCTTCTGATTTTTCTTTTAAATTAAACTCTGCTTTTTGACATGTCAATACATGGTTAGCCCATTTCTCAGCAACAGAGGTGTAGCTATCTAGCTCATCCTTAACCTCTTCCATTGTCATCTGTTCCAGTTGCTCATCATCTATCTCTTCCCCTTCCATAGCAACCTTCTCAAGAATTCTTTTCTTAGCTTCTTGAAGAACATATTCCTGAAGAATACCTGTTTTAAATTCTAGTTCTTCAGACTTAGAATCATCATCAAAAGCTTTCACTCTAAATGTATCAGGACGTTTTGTTATCTCTCCTACCAACTCATTTACTGGAGTGGTGATGATAGAATACATTTTAACATATGCAGGAAGACCAAGATCAGCTGTTAACATATCTGTAAAGCTTTTCACTTCATTCTCTTGGTAAAAATCTTCCATACGAAGAATACCTTTCATTAAGTCGTAGTTCTTAACAAAGGTGTCTCTATTTTTAATGTACTCAGCATATGCTTTATTAGCAAAGTAGTCCATTGTATTCTTGACCCAACTCTCATCTTGTTTCTCCTTGTCAGTTTTGAACTGATCAGGAAATATGTTCAGATAAGCATATCTGATAGTTGCATCTTTAGTATATCTAATTATTGCCATTATATTTTATTTATATTACGATTGTAAAAAATTACACAACTCAGAATCTGGACAAGGTATTATAAGTAAATCCATTTTAAAAAATATATCATTATCATTAGCTGATTCTAATATACTTTGTTTTTTATAATAATTTAAAAGGTTATCTTTATTTGTATCTTCTAAAGATAGAAAAACTCTTAATGAATATCCTTTTTTATTATATTTATGATGTGACTTAATAATTAAATCATATTGTTCTTTCCAATATTTTTTTGAAGCCATTATGTAAAAATTTTATTTTTTCGTGTGTTAAACATTCCCCTACTCTCTGTGAATAGTTTGTTTTTTTTCTTAGGAGAAAACATAGCTTTTATTCTATCATCTCCACCTGCTCCTATTTTCCCCATTATGGGATCTAGTTTCATAGCTAAAGCTATTGCTAGTTCTGCAGCTATAATCCTATCAAAGTTACCTTCTTCATTATACTGAATCATTTCTTCCAATAAGACAGGATCAAATATCTTCACCATGCCTTTAGTTTCAGAAATAATGTTTCCATCATCATCCTTCTCTATATGCATCACTTCTTCTGAATACTTCTTTAAGCATCCATGTAAAAAGGATCTAATCTTTTCAGCAGATCTGTGAATACCATAATCACGTCTCACTGTTGTATTAGGCACAATCTCTTTTAACCAATCTGGTTGACGTTCTAAATAATGAGCATCTCCCTTAGCTATCATATAATCTATAAAGGAAATTTCATCATTCTCACATAGAGCTCTAGCATTGTAATACTTAATAAGGAGTCGTGCTTGTTCTTCCCACGTCTCTTTCTTATCAGGTCTAGCTGTGTACGAAGCTACAAACATATCTTGATATTTCTCTCCAGAAATAGCATGCATCCTTTTATATATGTATACAGATCCTAATGAAGAACTGTAGGCAGATTTACCCTGCCTGTATGGATCGACTCCTGCAACATATAGTCCATAAGGAGGAGCCTCCATAGGAAACTCATATATAACTACAGGAGCATCTTTTAGATCAGAGTTTTTTAGAGGGAAACTAGTTATAGGTTGTTTATCAGTGAATTCATGCTTGATAGTACCATCATCACTAAACAATACAACAGGTGTGCCTGTTCTTTCATTCTGTAATAGTCTAGTCTTCTGGCGTTTAGCAGCTTCTATATCAAATATATTGGTATCCTCATTCAAGAATATATCATCCACTTCCATTGGATAGTACATCTTTTCTTTTAGATAAGCCATTCTATCTCCAGCTTTCTTTAGTCTTTCTAAATTAAGTGTGGTGATTTCTGTAGCCTTTTCCTCATTGGATACAAGCATTGTAATATTGTATAGATCACTATTTTCTTTAGCACCTACAAATGCTCCTAGTGAAGAATCTTCCTTGGCTTCCATTCTATATTTATTAGAAATGAATAAGCCATGGATTCTATTTGTATCTTTCTCGTTATTGTATTCTAAGAAGTTGAAGTTGTTTACATCAAACATTAAACTCTTGGCATCCATGAATTTCTTCATATCTCCACCTGTACCTGTAAGAATAGGACTACATCCCCAACCAAATGGTGTTGTAAATCCTGGGATACCTGCTTGAAGTCCTCTTAGAAAAGACCCTTTACCAATCTCATCTATAATAAGCTTTCTAGGTTTTGTACCTGCAATAGCTTCCTCATTATTTCCTTCATCTAAGTTACGTATTAGAATTTGTGAAAATGGGAGCCTCTCGCCTGACTTAGTCTTAACACCTAGTGTAACTTGGTTCTTCCAATTATCTTCGATCCTCTGCCATCTCCATGCTTCAGGGACAAAGTTTAACCCCTTATCAATCTTATCTGTAATTAGTTTTATATCTGGAGCATTCAATCCAGCAATAATGTTCTGTGAGTTTTCATCAAATGTAGCTCCCCATGCAATATAAGAACTCTCAATAACAGACTTAGCTAAACGTCTAATGCCTAGAATAACTAGTCCTTTCTTTTCAGTTTGAGCTCTTTCTATTTCATTAGTTATCACCCATTCATTATCTCTTAGGTAGGGGTTGGCATATTTCTGAGAGATTCTTCCTCTCTCATCTATAATATCCACTTCTGTATGCCAGATGTTTAAATGCCAATAGAGAAATGGATTGATGTAAACACCATCCATCATACAACCATTTAAACATATTTCTTTATGAAAATCAAAGAAGTTATTATACTCTTGACTAGCCTTATCAGGCAGACGCTTTTGGTTGATAAACCAGTCCTTATAGTCAATACTTATAATATCCATTATTTTCTATTTCTCACCCAATTTTCTGCCATAGAAGACATCTCACCATTACCTCTCACTTCCACCTTTGCTTCTTCCACTTTACGCAGTTTATCTACCACTTCAAGGAGAGCTAAATAGTTCTTCATTGTTTCTTGAATGAACTTACCCTGAGCCTCAATAGAAGCAATCACCATTGGCATTGTTCCCCCTTTAGCTGTAGGCTTCCACTCAATTCTATCTTTAATAAGATTAAGGGGATTAGCATCAACATAAGCTTTCCATGAACCAAGCTGTTCTTCAGCCCAATCAAGCTCTGTATTAATGTATGTAGTTTTAGTACTTTTCGCCATTATTTAGTTAGTCTTAAAAACTTTAATGCTTTATATTTAAAACTGGTTTTATGTTTATAATCATCATAATCTTTATAATCAATGATGCTATTTATCAAAGCATTATACCTAAGTTGTTCTTCAGAATTAGCAGCAAGCCTATTTTTAAATGCTAGTTCTTGTTCTCTAAATCTTTCTCTTCTTCTCTCTTCTTGTGAATGATAAATATCTTCACCATCAGGACAAAGAAATTCTTGCATATCATCTGCATTAATTACTCTTATCGTAAAGAATAAAGTTGGAGCATGTTCTACACCAATAACTCTCTTAGGTTTAATTATATCCATTATGTAGTTTACTATTAGTAATCTTCTTCTTCAAATATATTATCCAAATCCATACCATTCTTTATAATATCATCAATCTCTTGATCATTACTATTATAAGGACCATCAAGATCCAACTCTATTCTATACTTGGTAAGAACGTATAACAATTCTTTATCTGACATTCCCCACACATCTCCATGCCCATCAAGAGCTGTAGATAAGTGTTTCCCTACATTATACGTAGGAAAGGATTTATGTAACTCATTGAGAGTGGCTATTATTTGTGAGTAATAATTAGGTTTTCTACTCATATTTATATTAATTTATTTAAATCTTCTTCAGACAATGTACCATCATCTTCTTCATCATCCTCATCTTCTAAATCATCTGAAAGGTATTCTTCTAGAACGTGTATACCAATAACATCTTGCTGCTCATCAGGAATGCCTGATATGTCTATATAGTCTGCTCCCTGATTATACACTGTCTGTAATGTTTCAAGTAATTCCTTTAAGGGAATCTTTTGAAATCTCACTGCTTTCTTACTTCTTGCCATCTTTCTTAAGGGTTTTAAGCATCTCTTGTTCTTCCTCTGTTGTCATCAAAGCTTTCCACATATTTTGTGGACAGTTGCAAGATAGGCATTTTGTCTTAGCAGACAATGTGCATCCACAATCTGTACAATGTGCATCAGGTCTTAATGGTGTCTTGTGATGTCTTGAATGAAAAGGACAATCCTCACAAATATTAAGCCTCTCTATAGAAGTGGCCTTTAATAATTCTTTAATCTTCGCTGGTGGGAACAGATTGTTCCTCCATCCCAGATATATCTGACTTAAGTTCATTGTTGATTTTTGGTTTTAAAGCATTTATAGACATTATTGCTGTATCATATTTAAGCTTAGCATTGTTACGTCTTTGATCAGAAAGACTTTCATCATTCATAAGTTTCTCAAACAAAGCTTTCTGTGAATGTAGCTTTTCCATTTTCTTTATAGCCTTCTTATCATTAAATAAGAACTTGCCAAATCCAGAAAGCTCCACACTCTTTACAGATGTCATTGCTTGGTTAGCAGACTGAAACTGATGGGAAATAACAGCATCTAATGTAAACTCAGGAATTAACATCTTTACAGACATCTTCCTAATTAGGAAATCCTTTATACTTAAACTCTTAGGCCTTTCCATTTATCTTAATGTCTAAATGGATCTCATCACTAAAGTTTAATCTAATAATAGGATTCACCTTTATCTTACTTCCATCCTTAACCAACACACCCATTTTCTTCAGCTTAGATATAATGTTGTTTATCGTTGGATTCGTTGTATCATGCTTTGTACAAAACTCTTCTCTAAAATGTTTATATGATAGGTTTCCTTTAATAGCTGTAAAAGCTACCAACTGTATCTCTCTCTGTGTAAACTTCAAATCGTTAATAGCTGAAAGAATAGCATAATACTTCTCAGCCAATACATGAACATCTTCATGCTCTATCCTAAGCTTCTGAACAATTATCTTTTTTGTTGATTCCATATTCCAATACGTAATTAAGGCAAAGATACAACATTACTATTACATCCTCAAATAGTAATATTTATGTGAAAGCTATATTATGCTTCAATATCTTTAATGAACCAAATATTTAAGTTTATAAAGAACAATCCAATAGTCAATTGATCCACTCTTGATCCATCTCTTAGTTCTTTATACTCATAAAATATACCTAAATTATAATAAGGAGATGTAAATGTATTCACTTCTATAAATACACTTATCTCTTTAGTCTTAACCATACCAATGTATAAAGAACCTACTAAAAGCACTAAACACAAACACATTAACAATTCTATTCCCGACATATATATAAGGAGAGCTTTTATATATAACCCACCCTCCACCCTCAAAGTTCTGTATGTTTCCCCATATATCCAAATTTATTTTTCACATTCTTTTATATTTTTTTACATAAGGCTGTAAGAGGCTGAGTTTCAACCTGTTTATATTTTAAATTTTTTTTACTAGGGGAGGGGGCCTATTAGGATAATAATTATAATTTTTTTTCAAATGATGCCCCCCATTGTATTAATGGGAGAGGAGACCACTTCCATATAAAACCCCTCCTATAATTAGGCAAGTGGGGGTCACCCCCTCACATTGCCATACTATATTTACTTACTTACTAAACAACGAAGACAATGTCAAATTTAACAACCAATGCACCTAAGAAAGGTGCAATCAAAACTTCTACAACTTCTTTAATTGCTTTATCACCAATTAAAGACATCACCTTGCAGAGTGAGTCCTTGGGGACTCTGTACTCTACATTTGGTGCTGACGCTGATGTCACCATTCATAACATAAGCAACACAAAGAAACGTGTGTTCCTTACTGTTAGTAATGATGAGGGAATGGGTCAAAACTTCTTCCTGTCAACAAGGCTCTCTGAGCTTGTTCGTGACAGAGAAGTTACCATCTCTGAAGTGATGTTTAACCCAATCACTCTTGAGACAACTGCACCAAATCCTGAAACTCAGGATTATGATGAAAATTACGTTAAGAATGAATTCTACGTAATTAACGTTGTCACAGAGAAGTTTAAAACTAAGATTGGCGAATCTAAAGTTCGCAAACCTAAGAGTCTTGCAGACTACGCTGCCCTATCATAATGATAGGATTAAGGATAGGCATAACAATGTCTATCCTTTTCCACCCATTTATTATATACAGGGTGGGAGAAGTGAGCGTAATTGGGTTGGGTTTTCCAATAAGTTAAAATATTAAACTTCTATCTGGTACAAAACAAACTTTTATTAACTATTAGTATATGAAAGTGTAAGTAAATGAATAGGGGTGTAACCCTTCATAGGTAAACATATACCTTTTATGATATGTTCAAATCAATTAATCAATTAATATACATATAGCATTAAACATAGAAAGCATGAGTAAGATCAAAGTTCTAGGTAAACTAGATTTAGAAACAGGAAAGATAACTAATAAGACTATATGGTATTATATATCTTATATTAAGAAGATGATTGGTTTAGTTAATTAATTGCACACACAAATTTAAAACATTATGAATAACATTTTATTATCCTCAGTAAACACTTTACCTAAGCTTATTAATGGTAAAGTTTGTGTATTAAATGAAAATGGATCTGTTTCTTTATATAATCCATCAAAATACACTATTATTAATGATCATTTTGATCCAATGAAATATTCTATACTTATTCATCCTACATATTATAGGTGTATTATTTATTCTACTACTAATGATCAAGAAGCTTATTTAGTAGATAAGCAAATAAAAGAGATTAATGCTAAGAAAGCTTTTTCTCCTAATTATAAAATAGGAGATAGAATACATTTGCATTCTAAGAGAGGAACATATGAAATTATAGATATGTCAGAAGATACTATTACAATTACATGTAAGAAATGGTCTTATGAATCAAGGCCTTTTCAAGTGATATCTAATAGAGATTTTTGTGCATTAGCAGGTAAACAATATAATTATTAAATATTATGAGACGTATTAGACTATTTACGCTAAACATTGATTCTCTTTCTTTATTTACTAGAATTAGAGAATATTTAATGACTAAATACACTGTTTATACAGCTATTTTTAGTCGTGGATATGCCCTATTTAGAGTGGCATATTAATTCTTATTCTCTGCCAAGGGGGTTGCACCTAAGTATGTGTATAAACTACTTATTAATGTACCATTCTCATGTGGATATAAAGACTTCTTGGGCGTAAATATATAGAAACAGTCAAGATTGTGAAACCACCTGACTAAGTTTGAAAATAATACTACAGATTATGTATGTAGTTCTTAATCAGCTCCCAAGGATGAGCAGTTGTAATACGACATATATACAAATTATGGTGCCTGGTCCAACTTTTCAATAGTGGCTAAAGGTTAATGTATTACAACTGAGTGCAGAGGGAATTGCTTTAGCATAAGAGGTTATGAAACAATGCAGTTTATATGTTAGCTATTAAACATACATATAGGTGAAAGGCCTTTATCTATTTAAACCTATTCACATGGAAATACAAATATTAATTGAGGTGCTAGAACATTCTGTAAAAAAGAATGGAGCAGATAAACCTGTTACATTAGGTCATTTATTAAATCTTGTTCGATTGGCTGATAAAATAGAAGAAAAAGAAGCTGATGAGGATAATATATATCCTTATGATCCTAATTGGGATTAATTTATTCATTTAAAACATTAAATATTATGCCTACAGTAATTATTCCAGATAAGATTTGTCCTCATTGTGGAGGAAATAAATGGAGAGTTGAAGTTGAAAAACTTAAATATTGGACAAGAACTAGATATAGATGTCCTGTTAAAGCAGGAGAACGTTATAAAAGATGGGCAATTAAAAACATTGATAAATGTAAATCATATGGTATAAAAGCTAGTAAAATAAAAACAGAATCTGGATATTGGAGTAGTGAAAACTATAAAAAACAACAAACTATTAGGTATTATAAAGAAAGAGATGCACTTACAGATCATTTTGTTAAGATAAGACTTGCTAATGATGGTTTATTATCTCAGTCTGATATGCCACAAGAACTAATAGAATTAAAAAGAAAAGAATTATTATTAACTAGACAAATTAAAAATCATGAAAGCAAAAAAGAAAACATTAACAATTAGTGATGTACGTGTAGCTTGCCAAGAAATTGGTGACAACATCAATGATACATTCAAAAAAACTGGTGATTTAAAAGCAGCTCAAGGAGCCATCAATGCTTATAGAACAGCAATTAGTGCTGCAAAGACACAATTGGTCTATAAAAAGCTTACAGGAAAACCTGGAGAGATCAAGTTCTTAGAGGATTAACCAACTAAACAAATGCATACGTCTAAACTATTAGGGTTTTTTTTAATCAAGCGTATGTGTTTGTTTTTTGGTTATATTTATTCACACACACAAATTTAAACCATTATGAAATCATTAACACTATTAGCAATATATATTGCTTCATTCGTCATTATTTTTCTTATGTTATCCTTTATAGGATGGGTATTTAATGGTAACTATATAGAAATAGTTAGGGATAACACCTGGCAAATTATTTATACAGTATTTATAGGTTGGTGGGTATCAATATTTCCAGCTAAAGAATACACTCTTAAGTATGAGAAAGAATTTGATGAGATATTTTAATTACACATTTTAAGCCCACACACATTATGATTACATTTTTATGGATGCTTTATATAGCATTGACGTTATTTGGTACAATTGTATCAGTACTTGGTATGATTGAAGAGAGAGAATCACATCGTAGTTCTGCTTCTCTTGCTATTATTCTTATATTCACATGTTTAATGTGGGCAGGATTTATTGTTTATTATTTAAACTAAAGAATTATGAAAAAGTATAATTATTATTTCCTATCAATGATAGGACTTTGTATTATAGCTATTATAGCTATATTTGTTGCACATAATATAGATCCAACAGTTAAACTATTTACCATTGGATATTTTGTTATTGGCATTATATTCTTAGCTTCTTGTATGTCTACTAAGTGGATTAAGTTTGTACTTAGAGTTAGATAATCATGGAAAAGACTAAATAACTATTCACTATAGATGGCTATAGAATTTGGGCGTTCTCATATGAGGATGCCCTTCAACATTATTATGTTATTAGAAATCTTTAATTATGAAAATAATAATAAGCATTGCAGCAATAGTACTATTGTTTATTGCAAGTTGTACACCTGCAAAACGAAAAACAGTTGAAGCAACAGTATTAAGTCATGCAGTAGTTTCTGACAAAACAGGAGATAGAACGTACATAACTATTATCAGAACAGATGATGGATATATTGAAGAACATACTGGATTATCATACTATGTTATACCAGTAGGAAATAAAGTTAAAGTTAAAGTTTGGAGGAAAGAATTATGAAAAACGTACACATATTAACAACAGACCAACCAAGTAGGTTGTACTTACATTCAAACAATGAATTACAACTAAGAACTAATATAATCAGAACATCAGAAGATTATTTAGGTACTAACCAAAACATCTACATAACTTCTGATGAAGAAATTAAAGATTGTTGGGTGTTAAACTCTCATATTAATGAAGTTTATTTTCTTAAAGGTTATTATGGAATCCAACCACTTGCTAAAAAAATCATCTTAACAACAGACCAAGACTTAATCAAAGATGGTGTTCAATCTATTGATGATGAATTTTTAGAATGGTTTGTTAAGAATCCAAGTTGTGAGAAAGTTGAGGTTCGTAAAGTAAAGCAAATTCCTGATGGTATTACTTATGGGATGTTTGGTAATGATGAACCACCAACAGAAATGAATTACAAAATCATCATTCCACAAGAAGAACCTAAACAAGAAATGCCAATAATAAATGGCAGTTATGGTTGTATTATTGAAACTAATAAACAAGAAACACTTAAAGAAGCTGCTGAAAGATATGCAAGATTTAATTTTGATAGTTCATTTTTAGATATTGATGACCATTTTATTGCAGGTGCTGAATGGCGACAGGAAAGATTGTATAGCGAGGAAGATTTAAAAGAAGCATTTAGACAGGGGCAAGATAATATGGATTATTCTGAAATGTTTGGTTGGGATTCTAAATTAACTGAACAACAATGGTTTGAACAATTTAAAAAGAAATAAATGAAAAACAAAGAAGAACAAAAACAACACCTAATAGATATGATGAGAGGTGATGAAGAATTAGGATTGTATGAAGAATCAAAACAAGAAAACTGTTGTACTGCAATAGGTCAAATTAAAAGATATGTAGATTGTGTAGGTTGTGATAGAAAGCCTGAAAAATTAACAGTTGAGGAAGCATTACTACTAGTGAGAAACGCACCAATGACATTTGTTCCTAATAAAAGAATGTATAGTGAGGAGGAGGTTTATAATTTACTTTATAATTTAGCTTGTGAAGTTGTGCAAGATTATGATCATACTCCAAAAAAATTAGACAAATGGTTTGAACAATTTAAAAAGAAGTAAGATGAAACAAGAAACACTTGAAGAAGCTGCTGAGAGATATGCTCACAATTATTTCAATATGCATGAAACCAATAATTATATAGCATTAAAGCAAGGTTATGAAGCTGGAGCAAAGGAGATGGCTGAAAGAATGTACAGTGAGAAAGAGGTAATAGCAATACTTTATCAACAATTAAAAGCATTGGATTTTTATGGTATTGATTTCAAATTTAGTTTATGGTTTGAACAATTTAAAAAGAAGTAATATGAAAACACCAGTAGAGTGGTTATGGAGATGGATAATGGATAATCCTTTTGGTTCATTCCAAGATGGTTTAAATGCATATAATAAAGCCAAAGAAATGGAAAAGCAACAGATTATTGATGCTTTTTATGGAGAAGCAAAATCAACTTCAATTTTAAATGGAGAACAATACTACAAAGAAACATTTAAAAACAAATAAGATGAAAAAGGATAAAATAGTATTTAAAGTGACTTCTTGGGGAGAAAAATATAAAGTAGCCATAGAAGAAGGAGCAGATATACATGAATGTTTAGATGCAATACAAAAACTTCTTAAAGCAATGACGTTTAGTGATGAAACTATTGCTAGAGGATTTAAAAGAAAATTTAATCAATATAATGAATAATTATATTACATTTGTGTATTAATATGGGCCTGTATTGGAATTGACAGGGTGATTAAAGAATACAATGACAAGCAGTGAGATGATATTAGCTTCACTATAATCTATATATCAGCCTATATCTGGCAAAAACACAGAAACAAAGGTGGTAGCTCTAGGAGCTATGACTTTTGAGGATGCAATTAGCATGGTATCTCAGGATACTTTGCAATTAGCAGCCTAATTGTAGGGTTTAAGCTTTGTACCCCTAAACAAAGTAGTTAAGAGAGTTATGGGTAAAAACTAATAATGAACCCTTTGGTGGACAACTCAGCCATAAATGGTTGGGCCCTTACTGATCAATATAGTTTAGTAGAATAACGCTGCTGCTAGTATTCTTTAAATTACGTGGGAAGATGCAGCTCTCCCAATGTAGCTAAACATTATAGATCTAAGCTTGTAATAAATTGTTGTATGGCTGACATCTCTGGACAAGAGTTCGAATCTCTTCAGGTCCACAACCTATCTCATCAATAGGTTTATTTCATTATAGTATTCAGCACCAAGGACTGTAAAATGTTCTTGGTGTTTTTTTGTAAAACATCTTTATATATGAAGAATTTCTTAACATTTACTATTACATGGATAGCAAACAATCTATCTATACCTTTTTGGACAATAGGCCATGTGCATTTAAGTTTAAATGTATATCATGATCTTATAGAAATAGTTTCTTCTTTAGGGATGAATATAATTGTTGGAATAGGATTTTGGTTAGAGTATAAAACTCATTTAAAGGAAATAAAAAAATAGTCAGGTGGCGAAATTGGTAAACGCTAAAGGTAATGGGTTCGCATCCCTAAGATGAGTAAGTGTAATTACTACCTTTGCTCTGTCATGGAGTACTTACAGGTTCGAATCCTGTCCTGACTACAAAAGATTAACCAAAGTAAAAAGCTCGATTCTGACTCTTAACTGAGAGGTTTCAAGTATAATTATAAGACTTATTCTGGATTAGAAGGTAGGTCAATAGGCAGGTGAAGCTCCTGAATGGTTAATCTTTTAATTAAAATAGTCAGGTGGCGTAATTGGTAACGTAAACTCATTAATGGGTTGCATACAGGTTCGAGTCCTGTACTGACTACTAAACAAACAAAGTTTTATTAACTAAACAATTAAAAAAATATGAACAGCACTAGTATAGGTACAACAAGTACAGGAACATCTACCACATCAGAAATGTGGTATCCCATGACATTTATAAAAGCACAAGAAGTTGGAGAAACAATTGAAATGATTTATACTCAAACTTCTAGATATTCAAGGACAGGAGGATTACCACCATATCACGATGAAAGAGCTATAAAAATAGTTTACAGTTGTGTAGATGGTAAGTGGAACAAGTCAGATCCAATATATGGAAATATTATTCCTGCACAAGGCGAATACTTTAAATTTGAAAAATAATAATTAAAAAATAAAAGAAAAGATGAAACAAATTAGACTATTAGCCATATTGGCCAGCTCAATATTATTAGGACTTGTTATTAACAGTGATTTAGACTCTTTGTTATTAAGAGTTGCTTTAATTATTACTTTAGCATCAGTTATTTTATTCTGGTATTTCCAGAAAGATTTAAGAATGTAAACTATTAACTTAAACATAGAAATCATGACAAAACTAGAATTAATCAAAAAATGTCCTGAATTATACTTAGATGTAATTAGGGATGGTGTGGAATTAGCCTTAAATGGTAGAACAGAATTCCACAATGTTACAGATGTTCAGGAAGAAATGACTGAAATCAAAAAGAAATGGGATGATTGGGAGCAACAAGAGATTGACTTTTTAAAGCTAATCTAAATCTACCCTGAAAAACACTTATTATTTGTGTAAAACACTTATTTGCACCTATATTTTATGTAAAGCACCTATTTATGTTTGTCCAGTTAATTTGCAAATAAACTGGACATTTTGTAAGAAAATATGTATGTTATTACTGTGCCAAAAGTACGTATTATTTTCTTTTTTGGCATAATATAAAATATTTTCGTTGAATTATTTTAGTGCCAAATAGTTATTTTGCCAAAGTAAGAGTAAAAGCTGACAATTTTTGCAATAAAGTAAGAGTGAAAGCTTACAAAGTGTAAAGTAAATAGCTTCTAATATGACAAACTCAAAAGTAAAAGCATGTCAAATTCAGAAAAATTCATGCATATTTAATAGAAAATATTTTTGATAATGTGTCTTATAATGGAATAAAATTCGAATTATTGTGCATTATATGACACTTTATGGTAAATTATGATAAGTAATTCGACATCTTGCTAGATATTGTGCATTATTTTGCACTTTTATTGTGCAGATTTATGATGGAAATATACCCCATTAGGTATAAAATTAAACAATCAATTAAACTTAGAAACCAAATTTAAAAACAAAAAATCATGACAACAACTTACATTAACTGGAAAAACAATTCAACTATCAATGATTTAATCTTGGCAGAAGTTCAATCCACTCCTACAAATTTAACATCAGCATTTTCAAGAGTGTCAGCTAAAATTAATGTTTCACAAGCAGCAGTTACCCAACATTGGTACAAGAAAATGCGTAAAAATATTAAAGGATTTAGTATTAATAGTAAATCATCAAAGTCAAATAATGTTAAAAATGATGCTCGTAAGGTAAAATCATCTAAAATTAATGATTTATCTAACCCTGTTCATGAAACTATTGTATCCACTAAGAAATTAGATGGAATGCGTGTTGTAACAATCAAGAAATACTTTATTGATTAATTCATTTATTCTAGCTGGGGAAAAATCCTCAGCTAGATTTTATTCAATCATTATGAAAATAGAAGTGTCAAATGGAGAGATAGTGGACAAACACACTATTCTCATAATTAAATATAACAAAATAACAGATGAGTCAAAACTCAAGAACATAAAGCAAGAATTAGCTATCATAGATGAAGTGTTGATTAAAATAAACTTTCAACCAAAAGATTATGATAACTTATTAATGATCAATGAAGCTCTTTGGGATGTGGAAGATGAACTTAGACTATGCGAGAAGCAACAACAATTTGATGATTATTTTGTTGGACTAGCTCGTAAAGTTTATCATTTAAATGATAGAAGAGCTGATATAAAGAAAAGAATAAACATTGATACCAATTCAGAATTAACAGAAGAAAAATCATACGAACCATGGAAGTAAAAATTTACAGAGAACCTGAGAATCAAGAGTTGATTTTAGATGAAGCAAAATTAGCTGAATACAACCAGTTAATAAAAGAATTAGGAATAGCTGCTCCTTCAGAAGAGAAGAAAACTCCTAATGTCTACCAATATCTTAATAGTGCAATGGTTAAGCAGTTACATGCTTTATGTCCAATGAACATTGCTGTTGAGAAATACACTAAATCAACTATTCCATTAGATGTTCTTAAAGTGTTACAATATTGTAAAGAACAACAGATGTTTGATGGTTATCACATTTGGTGGGATGATAAGGCTCCAGATCCATTATTAATTGGATGGAAGTGGCTAAGTGAAGATGATAAAGATAAAAAGTATACTTGGAGAAGTGATAAATATCTTATTGCTCGTTGGGGAGATTGTGCTATGGAGATGCCAGAATTACTAGAGAAAGGATTTGAAAGAATCAAACAAGAGATGCTTGATAAAGTAGCTTTAGGTCTTGAGCAATGTAATTCTATGATTAATAATCCTGATACTTATGTAAGAAAAGTCTTGAATGATGATTCTGTACGTATTGATATGGAATTATCGACTGATAGACAAATCTATAATCAATAAAAATGTACATAGAGGCAGAACTAGTAACTAAAGCTTATCTACCTGATGAGCTTGAGTTAGGTATGCTCTTTATAAGGATAAATTTTCCAGGAACAGACGATTCAGCAATTGAATTGTTTGTTCTGGATAAATTACCTAGAGATAAAGATGTATTCCTCAAAGAAAATGGTGCTCCTGTAGAACTATATGTTATTCTTACAGATGAGAGAGAAAGCTTTATGGAGATTATAGCTACACCAAACCAACTAGCTTGGATAGATCTTGGTGATGAGAATCTTTATATCCCTGAGTTACGTTTCTATAACCTTGTGCTAAATGAATACAATGGTATATTAGAAATTGAGATAGATGAGGAAGAAGAAGAAAGTTTAGTTCCTATATTGGTTGAAGGAAAAGCAATTATTAGAGAATTAACAGAAGAAATTACATGTGACAATTGTGGATCTACAGACATTGTTCAAAACTCCTCTGGAGACATAATGTGTGAGAGTTGTGGATGGGAAGAAAATGAAGAAGAATTTTAACCTTTAAATAAAAAAGACATGATAGACATTGTTCAAGTGTTGCATTTTACATTATTTGCAATAGTAGTATTTTTAATTCTCAAGTTGTTATTAACACAATTGTTTGGGAATGTATTTAACAGAATTTATAGGTGGTTCAATAAATAGTGTGTGTGAGTAAAGAGGGGGGATTTGGTTCTCTCCTCTTTTTTTTGTACCTTTATTGTCCCTTAAACAAAGAAATTATGAAAACAAAAGAATTTAAACTAGAAAAAGAATTTGCTCAAAAATGGGTGGATGCATTAAAAAGTGGAAAGTATCAACAAGGAGAAGGTTACTTAGAAGATACTGATGGCAAATATTGTTGTCTTGGTGTAGCTTGCAGAATGAATCATCCTAGAGTTGACTTAAGGCATAAATTTTTTATTGATGCTTCAAAAAAAAGTAAAGAATATATTAGTAAGTCTTTAGAAAAAAATATGCCTGCATTATTAAGAGGTATAGATATTGATCAATCATTTGTACAAAAGGTTTCTAAAATGAATGATGATGGATGTTCTTTTATTCAAATAGCATATTGGATTGAAAAAAATGTAGAATTTGTATGAAAAAAGTCTCACTAACTTTATTGTTGTCAATAATAGTTATTGGACAACCTATGCAATCAAGATTAGAAATAGATCAGTTTAATGTATTTTCTAAGAATAACCTTAAAAGACTTCTTTATATCATGGAGATAGAACATCCTGAAATTGTGTTTATACAAGCACAGATAGAATCAGGTAATTTCACTTCTCCTATATTTAAGGAAGGAAACAATCTATTTGGTATGAAGGTGGCTGAGAAAAGAAATACATCAGCTATTGGTAAAATTAGAGGACATGCTGCTTATTTACTATGGAAAGATTCTGTACTAGATTATAAACTTATGCAGGATAAATATGCTAAGGGTAAAAGTCAGAAAGAATATCTTAAGTATCTAGAGAAATATGCAGAAGACCCTAACTACATCACTAAAATTAAAAGAAGATTATGAATTACATCGTAACAAATAGAAAAAACTACTTCGAAAGAATAGGAGAATACAACTACTGCTCTTTAGAAGAAGTGTCACTTCCATCTAAAATAGCTGTAGATACAGAAACTACAAGCATCAAGCCCCATAAAGGTGAGATGTTTGCTATACAAGTTGGTACTGGAAGTGATAACTATTTGTTTGATCTTGATTCTGTACCAATAAAAGATGTGATTCCTTTATTGGAGAACAGGGTGCTTGTGTTTCATAATGCTAAGTTTGACCTTGGATGGTTTTATAAGTATGGATTCTTTCCCTGGAAAGTGAGAGATACATTCTTAGCTAGTAAAATCTTACATAATGGACTTGTCACTGTAAGACATAGCTTTGGTGAACTTATGTCAAGAGAGCTGAAAATTGATTATGATAAGAGTGAACAGAAGAACATTGCTAAGGTTAAACTTAGTACATCTAAAGCTATTCAGTATTGTTTTAATGATGTTGATAAGCTCTTGGAATTAGACACTGCTCTCAATAAACAAATCATTGATGGAGGATATCTAAACGCTTATCAATTACATAGAAGACATGTCAGAGCTTTAGCCTACATGGAACAATGTGGTGTGCCATTCTCTCTACCTAAATGGAAACAGAAGATTGAAAGAGATAAGCTAGAACTTAAAGGTAAAGAAGCTAAAGTGATTGAATATATCTATGAGAATTGTCCTAAGTATAGGACTAAACAATTAGATTTATTTGGCATCAGGAAAGATATTACTATTTCTATATCCTCTCCAGCACAAATGATTAATGTTCTAAATGATTTAGGTATTAACACAGTGGATCCAGAGGGTAAAGAATCCACTGCAGAAGATGTAATCAAGAAGACTAAGCATGAATTTGTAGATATATTCCTAGAATATAAATCTATAGCTCATGATGTTTCTACATTTGGTGAGAACTTCTTACCATCTATGCATAAGGGAAGACTCTACACCTCTTATAGACCTATTATGGATACAGCAAGAATATCTGCTGGTGGAAGAAATGCTGATAAGACTAAGGAGATTAACACTCTGAATATGCCAGCCAATCAAAAGACCAGGGAGTGTGTAGAAGCTCTTCCAGGATACAAATATCTTGTAGCTGATTATAGTGGTCAAGAAACTGTTACAGGGGCTGACATCACAGGAGATGAAGCCATGATAGCTAGTATTGTAAACAACTCTTGTTTGCATTGTGCTTTTGCCAGAGTGTTGAATCCAGAGATAGCAGATTTATCTGATGAAGAAATCATGGAACATCATAAATCTAAAAGACAAGCTGCTAAGGGGCCTAGATTTTGTTTTCAGTTTGGTGGTTCTGGGTTTACATTAGCCCAGAATGAAAACATTCCATTGGAAGAAGCTATGGCTATTGAAAATGCTTACAGAGAATTACATTCTGGTATCTATAGGTATGGAGACACAAAGATTGTAGAAGCTATTGAGTTAGGATATATTGAATCTACTTATGGCTTTAAGTTACATTTGCCTAACTTTGATGTATTTAAAAAGAAGCATGCTTGGATGATAAATCTAAGTAAAGACTTCTGGGGTAAGTATAAAGTAGGTAAAATAGAGTTTAGAGCAGAAAAGAAAGCAAAAGAAGAGGGAGAGTATTATGTAATAAAAGATAGAGAGTGCTATGATCTATACAGAAAGAATAGTTATGACATCTCTATGTACTTTAAAGCTAAATCTCAATATTATAAATTATGCTTGAACAATCCTACTCAAACTAAAGCAGCATTCCAAACTAAAGCAGCCACTAACAAGATATATGAACACATCTGGAAGAAGAAGCATTTCTGGAAAGCAAGAATATCTCTTGTTCTTCATGATGAGATAAATATGGAAGTGTTAGAAAGACTATCTAAAGAATACAAAGGAGTGATTGAAGATGCTATGGTAAATGTAGGTAATACATTTCTCGCCAATCCTATTTTGTTTATGAAAGCAGAGGCAAACATTGGAGACAATTGGTATGAAGCTAAATAATTAACATTTAAAACTAAGAACATGAAAAAAGAAAAGAAAGAAAAGAAAACATTGTATGCTACGTTACTTGAGCAATTCATCAATGCAGGATATAAAGTGGAGGAAGGTGAATGGGAAGAAGGACTGGGATATGATCACCCTACAACAGAATATTGGTTTGATTTAAAAGTAACAAAAGATGACAAGCTATTCACTATGAATTATTGGTTTGGTTCAGACTTAAACACTTTAAAATCTGTAGAAGTTTGGCGTTCTAAATTAGAAATAGTAGAAACAGACGAAGTTAAACTGTTTTAGTATGGATAAGAAAAAAATAAACAGAGAAACCATCACTGAACATTTAATAGAATACCAATTAGCAATGATTGGTAAAACTCTTGAAGATGCTAAGAACACTGATGAATGGTATTTAAAATGGGCTATGAGTGAAGAACAGCATGAAGAATTTAAAAAATATGCTATTCCTTTGCTAAAGAAAGTGTTTAAGTATAACACTACTAAAGCAAATGGAACTTTTGAGTGGTTTAACTTATCTTTTGGACTTAAAATTAAACAAAATGATGGACATTGATTTAGAAAGAGAACACCTCACAGATATTATATATCTAATGGAGAAGCAAAAACAAATTGAAGATGAGTATTGGGAGTGGGAAAGTAGAAAGCCTGCTATTATTAACGTAATAATAGAAAAAAAAGAAAATGAAAATCACCCTGAACAAATTACAACAACTCTATAAAAATGGATATAGTCTAGACATTGCCTTCTTCTTAAAAATGATAGAAGAAGGCAGTGTTATAGGAGAATCATGTGAAGGGAATGTTAAACTAGAATCTTTATATCAATCTGTAATTAGAAAAGCTCTTATTACAGATAAAGATGAGCTCACTAATGAAGGTAGAGAATTACTAAAGTTTCTTAACATCAAAGAAAAGACTCAGCTTGTTAAAAAGAAAGCAGAACCATCTGTATTTGATAAATGGTGGACAGCCTATCCTTCTACTGATACATTCATCTATAAGAACAAAACTTTTTATGGTACTAGAAGCCTTAAAGCAAAGAGAGATGAGTGTAAGATAAAGTTTGATGCCATCCTTAATGAAGGAGAGCACACAGTAGATGTACTAATTAAAGCTCTACAGTTTGAAGTGCTGCAGAAGAAAGAAAACTCCTTCAAAGCAAATGAGAATAAATTAGTCTATATGCAGAATAGTCTGACATATTTAAACCAAAGAACCTATGAATCCTTTATTGACTTAATCAACCAAGGCATTGTAATAGAAGATAAACCAAATTATGATGGAGTCAACATTTGATAAATTAAACCAGGATATATTAGCTGGTATAAGGGGAGAGACACAGTCTATACCTATAGGACTAGCCAAGCTTGGTAAGTTTGCTAACATACGTAAGAACATTCTTACATTAATGTTTTCCACTACAGGTGCAGGTAAGTCTTCTCTATTAGATACTATGATTTTAAATGCATGTGAGAGTCATATGAACTCTCCAACAACATTTAAAATGAAGCCAGACTTCCAACTATTTAGTATGGAGAGAGCATCTAAGATAAGAGTGGCTAAGTGGATTTCATTCTTTGTGTTTAGACATGAAGGTGTGGAAATACAGCTACCTAAGATGTTAGGTTGGTGGGAAGATAAACTTACTAAGAAAGAACATGAACTAATCCTATCTCAAAAGGATAGAATAGATTGTATTCTTAATGACTATGTAACAATACATGATGGGGCTAAGAGTCCTAAAGAAATCTATAAGATAATGAAAGATAGATTTGAAGAAGTGGGTGAATATGATTCTATAAAAACTGTAGATAAAAAGACAGGTAGAGAACGTCTCACTAAGATTTATATTCCTACAGACCCTAACATTGTTGTTGTTCCTGCTATTGATCATGGTAATTTGATTAAGACTACCCAGGAGTACACCAGTAAGAAAAGTGCTATTGATAAAACTGTAGAGTTTGTTCAAGGGTTCAGAGATCTTGAAGGTGCTGCTCCTATATGGATTAGTCAGGTGAATAGAGCAATCTCTGGTGTTACTAGATCTAAAGATAGTGAGCAAGAGCTGCAACTAGAGGATGTAAAAGAATCTGGTGATATTGTAGATGCATGTGATATTGCTATTTCGCTATTTGATCCTTTAAAGTATAAGCAGTCATCAAAGACACAATATACTCCTGAGGATTTTGTAGATAAGAATAATGGTAACAACTTCTTTAGAAGTGCTCAAATTCTTAAATCATCTTATGGTGCAGACAGTATTAGAGTGCCTCTAGCATTTAATGGTTTTTGTGGTGAGTTCAGAGAACTTCCTAAAAAGCAAGATTTAAATGCTGTACAGTATGAAGAACTAATAGACAAAGTATTAACAAAAAGTTATTTTTTATAATTATGGAAAAAGAATTTGTACCTTATGAACAAGCATTAGAACTTAAAGAATTAGGATTTGATGAACCCTGTATTGCATGTTGGAGTAATAGAAAGTCTAAAAACTATTATTTATATTTTGGTGGAATAGAGTATGTAGAAGATGAGGGATATGTCAATCCTATGAAAGGTACTATAATATCTGCACCAACATTCTCACAAGCATTTAGATGGTTTAGAGAAAAGCATGGAATTAGTGTATCAATATCTATTAATTGGGAGGAAGGCATAGGAAAAGATTCTTCCTATGGTAAGTATGCTTGTTCTTTACAACATAAATCATATGATGAATCCATAGGGGAATTTATTGGTGTGTTTAAAAGATATGAAGAAGCAGAGCTTGAATGTCTTAAAGAATTAATTGAAATGGTTAAAGAAAATGAGCTATAGAGAAATAGAAGGAAACCTTCTTGATCTGTTTGATCAAAAAGAGTTTGAAATGATTGGACATGGTGCCAATTGTCAATCTAGCATGAGTGCAGGAATTGCTTTACAAATTAAAGAAAGATATCCCAGTGCTTATTATGCAGATTTATATTGCCATCTCTCTTCTTTAGCAAGGCTTGGAAATTATTCTATGGATGATTCTTTATGTATAGTAAATTTATACACACAATATAATCCAGGGGCAGATGCAGAATATTTATGGCTAAAATCTTCTTTAAGAAAATTTGCTTCTGTATTTGGAGGAATGGGCTATAGTATAGGTCTACCTCAGATATGTTGTGGTATAGGAGGATTAAAGTGGGGAATTGTTAAAGCAATTATACAGAAAGAACTAGTAGGTTTTGATGTAACAGTAGTGATTTATAAAGAAAACAAAGAAAGCAATGAAACACAGACAAAGTGAAATACAAGAAGAATACATAGAAACAACTGTAAAATTCTTCAAGAAGAACAATAATGGCTATTTAGATTTAGCCATGAGGTTTGGTAAATGTAGAACAAGTATTGAGATACTTAAAAAGATGTACAAAAAGAAATGTTCTTTACTTATAGCCTATCCAGATAACAAACTCAAGCAAACTTGGGAAGATGAAATGAAGTTATGGGGGTATAAGAATGATGATGTTACATTTGTAAACTTTAGTTCTATTAAAAACTATTGTGGTTATCTATTTGATTTTATAATTATAGATGAGTTTCACTCAGCCAGTGATAACGAAAGAGATTATTTCTTAGCTATGTTTGATGAGAGGTCAAAAGTGTTAGCACTATCAGGTACAGTGTCTAGGGATACAAAATTTGATTGGCAACTACCCCTAATAGCTAAGTATTCTACAGAGGATGGTATTCAGGATGGAATTTTAGCAAATTACCAAATAACTGTACATTTTGTGAATCTAGACCAATTAACCTTAGTTAAAGATGTGAAAGGTAAGATGAAATCAGAAAAACAGAAGTATGATGGCTATTCCTGGGTGTTAGAAAAACTAAGAAGAGAAGGTAAGTCTACTATGTTTATGGCTTTGGCTAGAAACAGACTTTCTCAATCTTCTATAGGCAAACTTAATTACCTAAAACATTTGCTCTCCAATCTTAATGATAAAAGAGTGTTAGTGTTTACAGGATTATCTAAAGTGGCTGATTCTATAGGAATTCCTTCATATCACAGTAAGAGTAAGGATGATTCTAATTTCAAGAAGTTTCAAACAGGAAAGGAAAATCATTTAGCTCTTGCAGCTATGGGTAAAGTGGGTGTGACCTATCCAGAATTGGATTGTGTCATCCTTATTAACTTCACTTACAATGCAGAAGAAAGTTCTCAGATTTTAAACAGAGCTATAAAGCTTGACTATGCAGATAAAATTGCAGACTTGCATGTAATTGCTTTGAATGAGGCCCCTGAGATAAAGAAAATTAAAGAAAGCTTATCTATGTTAGACCAAAAAAAGATAAAATATGTAACAATCTAACCAAAAAAATTAGTATATTTACTAATAAATAAAATAAATAATTAAATCAATTACAAACTATGAGTTCAAAACTAGTGGGGATCGTAGGATCCACAGGAACAGGAAAAAGTACAGCAATTAAGCACTTAGACCCCAATGAAACCTACATTATCAATGTAGCAAAAAAAGAGCTTCCTTTCAAAGGATCAGAAAAGCTCTACAACAAGGATGCTAAAAACTACAAAGAAGTAGATGATGCCAACGAAATAACTCGTTTGCTTAGAACTATTTCAGACAAAGCTCCTCACATTAAAAATATTGTCATCGAGGATTCTAATTACATCATGGGCTTCAGCATTGTTGATAAAGCTACAGAAGTTGGTTATACTAAATTTAGTATAATGGCTAAAGACATGGTAGCTTTATTTAAAGAAGCTAGAATGCTAAGAGAAGACATTGTAGTCTTTTATTTAACTCACCCTGAGGTGATAGAAGATGGTGGTGAAATCATTGGCTACAAAATTAAAACAGCTGGAAAGCTAATTGACAATCAAGTGTTGCTTGAAGGACTATTAACAGTGTGTCTTTACACTCTTGTAGAAGAGAAGAAAGATGGTAAGCCTGAATATAACTTCATTACAAACAGATTTAAGAAGTTTCCAGCAAAGAGTCCAGATGGAATGTTTCCAGAAACTAAGATTCCAAATAATTTACAAGCAGTTGTGGATCAAGTAAGAGAGTATTACAAATAAAAACCAAAAAATTATGGAAAGTCAAGAAGTAGCTAAACAAGCATACCCAGTACATGAAGAATTATTAGAATACAGACCTAATAAAGCTGAAATTTTAAGAGAGAATGAAATATGTATACGTTTTCATTCTATAGGATGTGTTATAAATGTAGGATGTAAGTCCATACCTTTTACTAGTGTAGAAGAAGCTATGAAAGCTTTAAATTCTTATGTAGAGAATCCTTATGAGGAAAAAACAAAATGGTATAAGATTTTTGAGAGTAAATAATAAATTAATAATAACTAAAAACAAATTAAAACTATGAGTACAATTGGTGGAAAAAAACGTGAAAGTAATGCATTGCCAGAATTCACAAAACAAGTGGGATTATTCGAGGCTAAAGTGGTAGCAATCAATCCAAATGCAGAAGAGTATAAAGAAGTGTTAGAGATTGAATTGAAAGATGACTCTAAAGCTTTAGATTATCTATCTGTAAACAAAGAAGGGAATTCTACATTACGTGTAGATATTTGGCTTCAAGATATTAAGAATGATGGTAAGTTTAAAGTGACATTCTTCTTAGAGAATAGAGAGAAAGAAAATAAAGATGCTACTAAACTTCAGTATATTAATGCTGTAGGTGTATGTTCTTGGGCTGATGATGCTAGTAATCTACCTGATTGGTTTTCTACAAGAGATTATAGACCAGCATTTGTAGGTGAGGAAGAATTATATGGCTTCTTACGTACATGGTTAGGTAATCTTGATTATAGAGATGAAGAAACAACTCTTGATCTTGATTGGAAGAAATTAATGAAAGGTAATCTTAAGGATCTTAAGAGTCAGATTGATGGTGAGTTTTGTACTAATGTAGTAGCACTAGCAACTATTAAAACTGTAGTTAAGGATGGTGATGTTAAAGAATATCAGAATATTTATAACAAAGCATTCTTGCCAGCATACACTCTTAAACAATTTAGATTAGTAGATTATAACAAATCTGATATGCAGTCTAAGCTTAGAGCTAAGGGTACTAGAGATCTAAAGCCTCATGAGAGATTTGTTGTTAATGTTACAGGAGAATATGGTTGTAAAGACTATTTTGTTTTCAAAGACTTAGCAGAATATGAGCCTAATGCTAATTTGGTATCTTCTGATTCAGTAATTTCTGAGGATGATGCTGATTTTTAATTAAGCAATTAAATTAAAAAGCCTCACTATTAATTTAGTGGGGCTTTTTTTATATTTAAACTATGATAACAGGGAGTAAAGTAGCCAAACGTATACAAATAAATGATGTGTTATCAAAAATCAGTGAGTATGATATCTTTATGTTCTACATGCCTCACAAGAACTGGAAGCTAAACATTCCTACGTTCTCTCCATTCAGGAATGAACAAAATCCTTCATTTGTTATAGGTAATAAACTAGGTAAAGTGCAGTTTGTAGATTTTACAGACACTAGTAAAAAGGGTGGATGCTTTGACTTTGTACAACTACTATATGGTATAGATACATTGCAAGAAGTGTTACTGCTTATTGATAAAGACTTTGGCCTGGGATTATCTGGCAAAACTAATATCAATAAGTATAAAAGAATAGTGTCTAATTATGTACAACCTGAAATTACAGAAAAGAAACACACTTTAATTCAAGTGGTTACTAGAAAGTTTACTAATGAAGAACTAGAATACTGGAATCAATATCATCAAGATGAATCAGATCTAAAAGCTAATAACATCTATTCTGTAAAGAAAGTGTATCTAAATAAGAGCTCTTTCTTTTTGAAGGATACAGACTTGAGATTTGGATATTTCTATGATGGACATTGGAAGATCTATAGACCTTATGGAGATAAGAAATCTAAATGGGTCCCTAACAATGTTCCTATTACAATGATGGATGGCTTGGAAGATATAAAGAATTGTGATGTAGCTTTAATTAATAAATCAAAGAAAGACTATATGGTAATGAAGAAAATATTTCCCACTAGTTGTGCTGTACAGAATGAGGGAAATGCTTGTTTCTCTGTAGAAAACTTAGAATATATTAAAGCTAATTCTAATTCACAGTTTCTAAGCTTTGATAGTGATGATGTAGGTGTGGCAAATAGTCAACAGATAACTAAGATGCATGGATTTAACTATATCAATGTGCCTAGAAAGTATTTAGTTGAAGGAATAAAGGATTGGGCTGATTTAGCAAAAACACATGGAATGCAAACAATTGAAAATTATTTAAAAGAAAAAGGATTATGAGCGAACAATTAAATTTATTAAAAAAAGATACTAGAGATTTAATCTCAAAGTATCCACATCTTAAAGATGAATTCTTAACATTTTATCAATTATGTATGGATGAAATTGAAGAAGGAGAATCTGAGAGCAATGAAATTGAATTATGTAGAAATTCATTTAAAGAAGTGTTAATAGAAAACCAATTATTATGACCATAGATAAAAAAGCAGATAAAATCAGATCATTATTAGGTGATATTGAATCATTATTATATAATATCACTGATGAAATGGAAGAGCAAGTAAAAGAATTAAATGAAGAAATTGAAGATTTAAAATCTAAAATAGAAGATTTAGAAAATAAACTAGAAGAACAAATAGATAAAGCAAATGAATATTAAAGAACTAATTGCAGAAATTCAACAAGAGATTGAATGGCTAGAAACTACAGAAGGAGATGAAGTGGAGTGTATTAGTATAGAAAGTTTAGAAGGCATATTAACCAGGATGTTATGTACTAGAGTTCTTATTTCAGAATCAGAATGTTTACCTAAACCCTTAAACAAAACAACAGATGGCAACAACATTGAATAAAAGTAAATTTGCTCCTCTATTTGGAGATTGGTGGGATAAAATAGAACCCTTCTTTGATGAAGGAGGTTTTGATCCTATCTATAGACAACTTAAGTTGGAGTCTTCTTTAGGAAAGAAGTTGGCTCCTTTAAGTGGTAATGTTTATAAATGCTTTACATCCACTCCCTTAAAAAGTTTAAAGGTGGTGCTTGTAGGTATGTGTCCCTACCACAGCTCATTTGAGGGCAGTCCTGTAGCAGATGGATTACTAATGGGTTGTTCTGTTACAAACAGATTACAGCCCTCCCTGGACCAGTTCTATAGGGCTGTAGAGAAAGATGTATATGGTATAGCTCTAGATGCTTTTAAAACTCCTGATGTAGACTATTTGGCTAAGCAAGGAGTGTTAATGTATAATGCTGCTCTCACTACTCAAATAGGTGTAGCAGGAAGTCACATTAAACTATGGGAACCTTTCACTACATATATGTTTAAGAAAGTGTTATCAGTGGAGAATGTGCCTATTATATTTTTAGGTAAAGATGCTGCTGTATATAAACAATATACAAATCCTAAAGGAAATGTGTTTGAACTTACACATCCAGCTAGTGCTTCCTATAAAAATGAAGATTGGGACACTAAGGGTGTATTCAAAAAAGTTAAAGATATAGTAAAAGGACAAATTGATTATGAACTTGAATGGTTAGATATTCTACCATTTTAAACTTAAAAATTATGAGAGAAGTAAAAATTGAAGAATTAAAAGAAGGAGATGAAATTGTCATCTCTTGTCAGTCTTATTTTAAATATTTAAGACTATTACAAACTCCTAGAAAAAATGTCTATGGGATATTTAAAAGTGTTAAATGCTCCTCAGTGAGGACAATTACTAGTAGGCAGTATACAAGTAATGGTGTTGTACATAGTTATAATATATATAAATGGGGATTTGGTCCAGAAGGACATAATACCAACCAATACATTAATCTTGAATGCAGACAAATATTATTAGTAAAAGAAAACCAACAATAAACACGTAAAGCAATGATTTTAGAAAAACAAAAAGAAAATTTAGAACTAACAGATGGTGAAATTCACGAAAGCTATGCTACAGTGATCGACTTTGATTCTGCTGACTTTTTAAAGCAGATGTTAAGTAAATTCTATTCTGATGCTGTAGGATCTCTAATTAGAGAAACTGCTAGTAATGCATTAGATTCACATAGAGAAATAGATTCATCAGAACCTATTATTGTTTCTTTAGCAGTTAATAGAGAAGGTAATTGGGAGTATTCAGTAGAAGACTTTGGTGTAGGTATCAATAAAGATACCATTAACAACATTCTTCGTAAGTATGGTAAGTCTACCAAAAGAAATAGTAATAATCAATTAGGAGCATATGGCTTAGGATGGAAAAGTCCTTTAGCTTATTCTTCTAGTTTCTATTTTATAGGTAGAAAAGATGGGATAGAGATAAAGTGTATGATGTATGAAGGTGAGGAAGATATCAAGATTGATATTCTTAGTGAGCAGCCTACATCAGAAAGGAATGGATGTAAAGTTATTGTACCTGTTAAGACTAATGATAAACGTGAGTTCTCTAATAAAATTACTTCACAGCTGGCTTATTTTGAGAATGTATTTTTCAATGTAGACTACTTAGATAATAATTTTAAGATACATAGAGAAGAACACTTTCAGATTTCAGAGATAGTCACTGATCAATACATGCACATATGTCTTGATAATGTCTACTATCCTATTGATTATTTAAAGCTGGGTATTCATTCTATTCCTGTTTCACTAGGACTTAGATTCTCTCTTACTGATGGGTTATTCCCTGTTCCTAATAGAGAGTCTATTAAATATACAACAGAAGCTAAAGAAATTATTCTAAATAAGATTAAGGAAGTGGCTGATTGGTGTATAAATAAATATGACGAAAGTTCTTATGAAACTGACGATATATTTAAAGTGTTTAATCATTATGATTCTACTATCAGAAAGTTGAATATAGGGGATATAACTAAAGAAATACAAACTCTTATTCCTTATTCTACAGCTAAAAGTATTCAAAATCCAACAATAAAAGGACTAAAGCAAATAACCACTGATGAAGTGGTGGGTGTTAAAAAGTTTTTATTGAAAGAGTTTCAAAAAGAGTATTATTTGATTAATGGTAGAGTTTCCCTGGAGAAACATTGGAAAGAAGTGAACATAAACGATTTCATGAATAAAGCTTCCAATATTTATACATTTTCTGAAAGATTATCTCCCATTAAAAAGGAATATATTAAGCATTTAGAAAAAAGTAATTCTAGTAGTAGGAGTTATCAAAAAGTATGGTTTATTAAAAAGAGACCAAGCTTTTCTCTTTGGGAAAATTCTGTGTCTTCTTTAACCCAGATTGTTTTAAAGGACTATAAAAGTTTCTATAAGATACTTAGTCTAAACAAAGTGGATAGAGCACTGTGGAGAAGTGCTATTGAAGACTTTTTCTATGTTAGAGATCTAATTGTTAATCCTAATATTATTGATATAGATTCTTTAGTTATTCCTACAGAATTTATTGAAGCTAGGAAGAATGTTAAGGTGGCTCAAAAGAAGATTAAGCTAAGTAAGGAGCTGGGAGATGTGAGTGCTAAACAATGTATTCCATTGAGAAACTATTCTAGTACTAAGTATAGTAAGTTGGATCCAGTGATACTTAAGTTAGACACTTTACATAAAAAACCTAATTTAATTATTTATGGATCTACAGAAGATGCAGATAGACTAGATAAACTGTTTAGTATAAGTAGAGGAAAAGTTTCTTTTGTAGTATTTTCTGATAGAGAACTTAAAAAAGTGAATCAAGCTAAAATACATAACCTAATATCCTTAGAAGAATTCTTAAAGGGAGATAATAAAGTGTTTAAGCGTATGATCACTTCTCAATTGATCTATAACTTCAAGTGTCATCACAATAACTTATTTAACAAATTAGATAGGTTTAATAATGTTTCTAAAAGTTTTGTTGATAAACTAACCAGGTTAGAAAATTACAGAAATGAGTGGTTCCACAAAGGGGACTATTCAATAAAAGAGGAACTAATTAAATTTGCTACAGAGAATAATAAGTTTGACACTTCTGTATATAGTGAATTTCTACAGATGGAAATGACGTGTAAAAAGCTTTATTTTATTAACACTTTAGCTACAGCACCTTTTCAGAATTATGGAAGTTCTAGCAAAAGTAGTCCAGAAGTTAAATTAACTGTTGATCTCTTTAAATATCACAAAGAAAGAGTTAACTTAGAACATTATTCATGTACACCAATTGTAACAGAAGAAGTATTCTAGAAAATGAACTTGGGGGGAATGGTTCCCCCCATTTTAACAATTAAACAATTAAATAATAAAAACAAAAAAACATGAAAAATTTATTTTCCTTAGATTGGTTTAAGTCTGAAAGACAAGTGGAGTTGGAGCAATTAAAAAACAAAGAACAAAAGTTGAAGAATAAGTTGTTGGAACAACAGCTGGACAATAAGAAGGACGATTTGGGGTATGTACTTACATTTAATAATGGAAAGCCATACAACAATTTAAGGCTTATTAATAACATCCTATCTGTAACACTAAGAGATAACACTCTTCTTACTAAGACAAATGCTACAGAGAAAGATTATTATGATATCAAGGCTGCTTCATTAGAAGAAGAAGTGATTAGTATTATGATTTGTCCTGAACAGAAAGAAGAAAGAGATGCTCTTGAGAAAGAGTATAGGAAAAAAGAAACTCTTAGAAATGGAATAGAGTTTTTAACTAAATTCTCTATGTTCACAGTGAAGAATGATTCTTTATATCTAAAAGGTGTAGATAGATCTATCCCTCAATTATTAGCTGAAAGATTTTTAGAGATTACAGATGGTTTATACTTTGAAGAAGAAGTAGAAAGAAGTATTGAATTCTGTTCTTTAAGAAAGTTCTGGCTTAAATGCTGTCTAAATCCTAATGCTCAGAGTGCAGAGGATCTATATGTATTCCTAGCTCATCATCAGTTTAAGATTGATGGTCATGGTAACTTCTATGCTTATAGAAGAGTGGTTAGTAAAGAGTCTACAGACGATGAACTAATTGATTTTGTTAGTAATATCTATAATAAGATAAAAGCTGTATGGAAGAAAAAACCTTCTAACTATGAAGTAACTAAAGTTGGAGGAGTTTATAGCTTTGAGCCAACTAAAAGTAACAATTTAGAGTTAAAGGGAGAGTGGATAGGTAACTTAGAAGAATTATATTTAGATCTTCCTAATATGTCTAGCAACTCTTACACTTCTGCCCATACTGGTAGAGAAGATTATAAAGTGGGTTCTGTAATATCTATGCCTAGACATCAGGGTGATGATAACAATCAAATAAGTTGTTCCAAAGGATTTCATGCTGCTAGTAAGGCGTATGATTATAGTAGCTTTGGTGACACACCTATTCTTGTAATCATCAATCCTATGGATGTACTTTCTGTACCTATGGGAGAAGTGGGTAAACTTAGAACTTGTAGATGGTTCTTCGCTATGACTCTTACAGAAGATGAGGAGCACATATTAGATGACCAGGATTTTGATGTAACAGATCTTGGGGATGTATTCGAGGAAGCATGTGGTCAAGACTTAGAAAGCTATGTTCATAATAGTTTTACTGAGGAAGTGCAAAGACACACTTTCACTATTCCTCAAATGTCTAATATTCAGATTAACAAAATTGTTAAATCATTAAATCAAATGAAAGAGGAAATAGAGGAAAGGATACAATCAATTATATAATGGCAAAAATAAAGAAAAGTGTAGCTGTTAAAAGACCTGTTAAAGTGAAGTTGGCTAGAGATAGAAATGCAGGTACAATGACTAACGCTATGTTCTGGAGCTTTATTAGAAGTGCATTGAGACAAAAGAGTAGATGGTGGAAACCCATCACTCTATGTCGAATGGCTTCTAGAAGAGCTTACAAAGGACCAAACAAAAGACAGAAATTTGAATATCAATGTAATCAATGTAAGAATTGGTTCCCTGATAAAGAAGTGGCTGTTGATCATAAGATACCTGCAGGTTCTTTAAATAGTGGTGATGACTTAAAAGGATTTGTAGATAGATTGTTCTGTGAACAAATAGATTTACAAGTGTTATGCAGTGGTTGCCATGATGTAAAAACACAATTAGAAAAAACTAAAAAATAAAATTATGAAAACTTACACAGTAATATATCTTCCTCATGGTAGAGAAGATAAAGAATGGATTAATGTACAAGCTAATAGCCCAGAAGAAATACTAAAAACTTTCAAAGGTGGACCTATTATTGATATTAGGGAGGATAAATAATTATGGGACGTTATTATTCAGGAGATATTGATGGCAAATTCTGGTTTGCTCTTCAATCAAGTGATGCAGCAGATAGATTTGGTGTAACAGGCGAAAGACCAGAACAGTTAGAATATTTCTTTACTGAAGAAAATTTAGTAGAAATTGAAGAAGAGATATTAAATATTATACACTCACTAGGAGAAAAGAAACAAATCCTAGATGATTTCTTTGAAAAAAAGGATGGATACACTGATGAAAATCTTACAGAACTAGGTATATCTAAAGATGAACTTAGTGATTATGCAGATCTTGGACTAGGAATCAAAATCAGAGATCAAATCAAAGATTTTGGAACATGTAGTTTCACTGCAGAGATATGAAAAAGTTAGTATTAAACGAAGAAGAAATAGAAGCTTTAATAGCATATTTTGATGAGACTAATGTTAATATTACATCTCTAATAAAGAAAATAGGATTGAAAAAGGTTAGAGTTTTTCAATCAGTTATAGCTAAAGTTTATACAGAAATAGAAAAATAAATTATGAAACTAGTATGTGAAGAATGTGGTAGTGATGACATTCAAACTTTAATGTGGGTGAGTGTAAATACCAATGAAGTTGGAGACTCTGGGCCTGGAGAAACTAATGATAATTGGTGTAACGAGTGTGAATCCCATGTTGACTTCATTGATGAAGAAGAATTTTTAAACTTAAAACAACTAAAACTATGAAAAGAACAGTAACTGTACGAAACTCAAACGTCATTAAGTTAAGAGACTATGATGTAAAGAAAGCAATAGACAACAATGAAAAGATGGAAGTGACTTATCAAAATGAAGTGATGACTTTATCTCCAGAAGAATTAGTAAGTAAAAGAATTGCTACTGGTGATCCAATAAAGAGTCAGTTTAATGATAAGTCTTATACATTGTTTTCTTATAGATGGGTTTCAGATGAAATGGATTATTAATTATGGAAAATAGAATAGAAATCAACAAAGAGCCATCATTTTATGAAATATGGCATGAAGGTAAAGTGTTGCATGAAGGCAAAGAGCACTTATTTTGGTTAATCCATCCTAAGGGAGTGGATATCAATGGAAATGAATACGAACTAGATGTTCGTTGGTTCTTCCAAAGAGTACCAAGAGAAGTGAGAGCATTAATACCACAAATAATAGAAGCGTTTAAATCTAAAGCACAAGATAATGAGGACAATAATCCACGTTAATCAACATGTAATTAAGGCTAACAGAAAGAATGGGGTTAATAACCCTGTTCTCACTGTTAAAACTTATAAAGAAAACAAATATGCACATGATGTAGAAATACTGGGACCAAGTAGGATTGTTTACAGTGAAGAAAAACCTTTAAATTGTGGTGCACATGTTTGGATTGAAACAACTAGTGAAGTGATAATAATTAAATAAATGACAAATGATACAGGGAAAAAGTAAAACAGAAGCAAATTACAGAGCTATCTATTTAGATAGCTCTAGTTCATTGAAAGACTTCGCAATGGACAGAAAGAAATACCATAAGAAACATATTCTTAATGAAGCTGTAGCTGAGAAAGAAAACTTAGCTGCTAATATGGGTAGGATTGTAGAAACCAATTTAATGGAGCCAGAAGAATTTGATAATAAGTTCTTCCTATCTTCTTTAACTTCTGCTCCTACAGGATTAATGCTTGAGTTTGTAGAATCTTTATATAAACATACAGTAGATGCTACTGATGACAAAGGTAATGTTACCAGAGACTTCTCTAGCCTTGCTCAAGATGCGTATGTAGATTCAGGATTCAAGATTAAGTTTGAAGCTGTACTTGCTAAGTTTATGGGATCTGATGCTGAAATCTATTACAAAGAGATCAGAGAAGTGCGAACCAAAGGCTTAACAGTGATTACTACTCAAGATGTAGCTAATGGAGCGAAAATTGTACAAGAGCTTAGAAACAATAGTGTCACTTCAAAAGTGATTAATACTGTAAGTGATATCAGATACACTGTAAAGAATCAATTACAAGTGGAAGGTTATGTTGTAGATGGTCATCAGTTCAAGAGTATGATGGATAAAGTGGTAGTGGATCATACAAAGAAGACAATACAAGTTTATGATCTTAAATGTACTTGGTCTGTAGAAAACTTCTACGAAGAATATTATCTATATAGAAGATCTTATATTCAAGCCTATCTTTATTATAAAGCTGCAGGAGCTTGGTCTAGTGAAATGGGTTATGGAGACTATGCCATTTTATATCCTAGGTTTATTGTTTGTGATAGTACAAACTATATGAATCCTCTTATTTATGAATTAACTGAGGATGACATGGGCGATGCTTACCTTGGTTTTGAACACAAGGGTAGGAATTACCCTGGTGTTAAAAGCTTAATAATTGACTTAACATGGGCCCAAGACAATAATGTATGGAATATGTCAAGAGAGAATTCAATAAATAATGGTGTTACAAGATTGAGACGATGACAGATAAAGAAATGTATGCAGGTTATGAGAAAGATATGAAAACTGCTATTCATAGTATAAATAGTAATCGTAAACTTGAAACACTTGGGCATATAAATAAAAAATATAATTATAACATTAATCATCCTGACTTTCCAAAGGAATATAAAGAATATATAATTCATCTTATGAATACATTTCCAAATGTAACTTTTAATGAATATTGTTTAGTTACACAGTTTCAAACAATGAGAGAAGAAAGTGTAACTCATGATATTATTCCACAAGATGAAAAAGATGTATTAGAAGGAGAAATTAATTTATTAGATAATATAATATAAGTATGGAAGTAAAGAAAACAATCACCACTATATTCATGCTTCCTACGTTAAAGATAGATAGAAAAAAGCTATTTGAAAACAATTGCATCAATGCCTACATCAAGGATGAGGGCCAGGAAACTTCCTATAAAGATGCTATATATGTTTTATTCAAACCAGCTGATCTTGATATCTTTAAAGCATTTCTAGATGCAGAGTATGAGAGAACAGAACAACTTATAGAAGACTATGACTATCCAGGTGGATATGTTATGCTAGTATATAAATTAGATTCTAAGCTTAAGAAAGACTTTGATTTAATCAAACTTGGTAAGTATTCTCTAACATCAGATAAATTTCAGAATCTATTTCCAATAATGGTTACAATCCTTAAGAATAAAAATCCTAAGGAAGAAGTGTCTTTACAACATCGTATATTCAATAAAACTGAAGATATGGTGTTGTATTGGGAAGAAAGACTAGGAGTGGTATTTGCTGATGATCAAGAAGTGTGGTATGGATTCACTGAAGAAAAAGAAGTGTTTAACCTAGATAATATAAAAGAATATGTTTAACCAAGAACTAGCAGAAGAAATAGTAAAAAAGTATGGTAGAGAGTCTGCCATACTCTACTGTAAAATGGAATCCTTTAAAAATAGAAAACAAGCTATAGATCTTGAAAAATCTAGAGTGAAAGGATGGCCTAATGAATATCAGCATGAAGCTGATTGGTGGGAAAATAAGTTTAACGAATTAATGGAATCAAAATGATAGGAATAGAATTATTAGAAAAATATCCTAAAGCAGGAGAAGTGATTAAGGCTTGGTACGTACAGAAAATGATAGAATCTTTTAATAATCCTGACCTTACAGATGGAATACCTCAAGATTTTTTAGATTCTTTTAAAACTATGGGTGTTAAGAATGAAGAAGTGGCTCCTATGATAGATGCTAATCCTAGTGCATTATTTCATTTATTTGATACAAATGAAATATTGATACAGATTAATGTAAGTAAGACATTTTCTTACAGCATTAATGAAGGCGAAGTAATTGCAGGTGGATGGGATACTAGAAAAAAAGCAGATTTTGCTGCTGTAGAACAAGCATTTGAATTATTAAATAGAAAACTAGAACAATGAGAAAAATAACAGAAAAGGCTATAGAAGCTTTTACAGATAACAAACCTTTTAGATTACAGAATACACAAGTGATTTGTGAGGATGAAGGTGTTTCTTTATACTTACATGGAAACAAGATAGCCAAAAAAGTAGGAGATGATATCTACATCTCTGATGGAGGTTGGGGTGTAAGCAGGACTACACAGGAAAGACTTAATGGATTTTTGAATGTACATATCAAAATAGTTAAAGGAAGTTTCTTTCTTAACAAAAATCCTTGGAATGGTGAATGGATTAACACAGAAACAATATGAAAGACGAAATAGTAGAACAAGTGATAGATAAATATCACATAAGAAGTCAAGTGGGTATTAAGAAGTATAACACTACATTAGAGACTAACAACAAAGACAACTACTTGAAACATCTTCAAGAAGAATTGATGGATGCCACTCTATATATTCAGAAACTTATGGACCAAAATAGGGAAATAACTGAAATAGTTAGAGATACTCCAAACAATACAGAACTAGGAGCTAGAATAAGAAAATTGATTAGCTAAAAGTTTTAGAAACACTTGTAATAGAGAGGCAGCATTTGTATATTTGCTGCCTTTCTTTTTAACTTTTTAACAAATATAATATGGATTTAGGATTACAAATTTTGAGTGATGTCACTGTGTTTAGTAAATATGCAAAATACAAATCAGACTTAAAACGCAGAGAAACATGGGACGAGATTGTCGATAGATATCAGGCAATGATGATTAAAAAATATCCTAAAATAAAAGACGCAATCATAGAGAGTGCTAAATTTATCAGGGATAAAAAAGTGTTACCTTCTATGAGAGCTTTGCAGTTTGCAGGCCCAGCAATGGAAGTGAATAATGCTAGAGGGTATAACTGTGCATACCTACCAGTAGATAGTTTATATAGTTTCTCTGAAACTATGTTCCTATTATTAGGAGGATCTGGTGTAGGATTTTCTGTACAGAAACATCATGTAGCACAATTACCAGCTATTATTAAACAAGACAATTACAAACATAGAACCTATCTTATTGAAGATTCAATCATGGGCTGGGCTGATGCTGTAAAGGTGTTGATGAAGTTCTATTTTGAAGGAGGCACTAAGCCTAAGTTTGACTTTAGAGCTATTAGAGAAAAAGGAGCTAGACTTGTTACAGCTGGAGGTAAAGCACCTGGACCAGAGCCTTTAAAACTATGTCTATCACACATTGATGTCATCATGGAAAGAAAAGCTAATGGAGAGAACTTATCTCCACTAGAATGTCATGATATTATGTGTCACATTGCTAACAGTGTTCTTGCAGGTGGTATCAGAAGAAGTGCAATGATTTCTTTATTCTCTCATGATGATGAAGAAATGATTACATCTAAGTATGGTGCTTGGTGGGAACTTAATGAGCAAAGAGGTAGAAGTAATAACTCTGCTGTTCTTAAAAGAGGTGAAGTGAGTGAAGAAGAGTTTAATTCTTTATGGAAAAGAATTGAAGCTTCTGGTTCTGGAGAACCTGGAATTTATTGGACTAATGATCTTGATTGGGGAACTAACCCATGTTGTGAAATTGGCTTAAGACCATTCCAATTCTGTAATCTATGTGAAGTGAATGTTTCTGATATAGAATCACAAGAAGATCTTAATGATAGAGTGGGTGTAGCTGCATTCTTTGGTACCTTACAGGCAGGCTTTTATGATTTCCATTACTTACGTCCTATTTGGTCTAAGACTACGCAGAAGGATGCATTACTAGGTATAGGAATGACTGGTATTGGATCAGGAGAAATACTTAAATATAATCTTACTATTGCTGCTAATACAGCAAAGGTGGTGAACAGTATGATTTCTGAAAAGATTGGTACTAATGAAGCTGCTAGACTTACATGTATTAAACCTTCAGGTACTACATCTTTAGTATTAGGAACAGCATCAGGCATACATGCATGGCATAATGATTACTATCTACGTACAATGCGTTTTAATAAAACAGAAGACATTGCTACGTATATGATTATTAATCATCCAGAGCTGGTTGAAGATGATGTTTTACGTCCTAATGATACTATTTGTTTACGTATTCCTGTTAAGGCTCCTGAAGGTTCTATATATAGAACTGAAACTGCTCTTGATACGTTAGAGAGAGTGAAGAAGTTTTCTCAAGAATGGATAAATGAAGGACACATCAATGGTGCTAATACACATAATGTTTCTGCTACAGTTTCTATTGATAAAGGTAGAATGTATAATTCTCACTATAAGACAGGAAAAGATGTTAGAAATACCATCTTTGATGAATGGGAAGCTGTAGGAGCATGGATGTGGAATAACAGAAATGTTTATAATGGCTTATCTGTTCTTAACTATGATGGAGGCAGTTATACACAAGCTCCTTTCGAAGATATTACAGAAGAAAAATATAATGACTTGATAAGTCATTTAAAATCTGTAGATTTGAGGAATGTTATTGAGATGGATGATACAGTAGACTTTGGTGCTATTCAAGCATGTGGAGGTGGAGCTTGTGAAGTAAATATTTAAAAATAAATCGTTTCGTTGTTGTTTGTTTAATTCCCCAGGAGCTTGTCACTTCTGGGGTTTTTTTTGCAAATAACTTCTAATAATTAATAAAAATTTCGTAAATTTATATACTAAAAACAACTACAAAATGGCTAAAAAATCAACAAGCTCAGAGAGCTCAAACAAATTTCAAGACGTACTTGATAGACTAAACAAAACGTATGGTGTAGGATCTATTCTTGCACTAGATTCTAAGAGTCATGGTAACTATGATCTCATTAGTACAGGATCAATTGGCTTTGATCACATCACACTTGGTATAGGTGGCTTTGCAAAAGGTAAACTATATGAACTAAGAGGTTGGGAAGGTACAGGTAAGTCAACTATATGTGGACATGCTGTAGCAGAATGTCAAAAACAAGGAGGAAAAGTGTTGTACATTGATGGCGAGTATGCTGTTGATAAGAACTATTTCCAACAACTAGGTGTAGACACAACTAAAATGTTAATTGCTCAACCTACATGTGGCGAGGAAGGATTCAACATTGCTATGGAAATGATTAACACTGGAGAGATTGATCTTGTTGTTATTGATTCAGATAGTTCCTTAATCCCTAAGAAGATGTTGGATGGTGAAGTGGGTGATTCTACTATTGGTAGAAAAGCTTTATTGAATAGTAATGCTTATCCAAAACTAAAAGGAGCTCTATCAAAACACAATGTTTGTGTTATTGTTATCTCTCAATATCGTGAGAAGATTGGTGTTATGTTTGGTAATCCTACTACAACTCAGGGAGGACATGCTCTTAAGTTCTATAGTGATTGTATCATAGAACTAACTAAGTCTCCAGCTAAGGAAGGAGATCAGCAGTATGGTAATATTACTAAGTTAAAGACTATCAAGAACAAAATGTTTCCTCCATATAGAAAATCTGATTTCGAGATTGTGTATGGTGTAGGCATTGATAAGTTCAAAGAGATTATGGAACTTGGTAATACCTATGAGATATTGCGTAAGTATGGTAAGACAATCACTTATGACAACATTAAGTATCTAGCTGATGAATTTGAAGACTTACTTACTGATAATCCAGAATTCTTAGCATCTATAACTAAAGATATTTTAGCTAAGATTAAGGAAACAGAAGATGTGGAAACTGTAACAGAGGAAGAAGATTTTGAAATTCCTACTACAGCTGTAGCTCCTTCATTATTTGATACATCTGAAGAATTATAAATAAAAATAAATATGAAAGTAAAAATTAAAAAATTGCACCCAGATGCAATCATTCCCCAATATGCAAAACCAGGTGATGCAGGAATGGATTTAACAGCAACATCAAAGAAGTATGATGTTGATGGCAATGTAATGTATGGTACAGGATTAGCATTTGAAATTCCTCAGGGATATGTAGGACTTCTATTTCCTAGAAGTAGCAATGCTAAGAAAGATTTACTATTAGCTAACTCTGTAGGAGTGGTTGATAGTGGATATAGAGGAGAAGTATTATTCAAGTTTAAACCCTCTCCATTCTATACAGCTAATGAAGAATATGGTCATGATACAGATTATTTTGGTGAAATTACACTTCCACAGAATAAAGATGAACATTACGAAGGTATATCTGAGTATTCTGTAGGAGATAGAATAGGTCAAATTATAATCATGCCTTATCCACAGGTTACATTTGAAGAAGTGGCTGAACTATCTACCACTGAAAGAAGTGAAGCTGGATTTGGAAGTACAGGAGTATAATGTTTCCTATTAAACTTTGCAAAGAACTTGGTTGTAAAATGCGAGCTTGGTCTGGGGGTGTGTGTAAAAATCACATCCCCAAAAAAGCTTTACAAGCCACCCCAAAGCTTGCAAATAATAATGATAAGATACTAAAGATGCAAGAGTTCTTTCTTTCTGTATGGAAAAAAAGACCACATAAGTCTGAAGTGAGTGGAAAGTCATTAGGCAAAGAAGCAATGAGTACATACTTTCATCATATACTTCCTAAAGAAAAATATTCTGAAGCTTGTTTTGATGAAGAAAATATTATACTTTTGACCCTTGATGAACATAGTAATGTAGAAAATAACATCTACAAGTATGAAATAATTAATGAAAAACGTAAACAACTAAAAACCAAATACAATTTATGAAAGAACAATTTCTTTACAACAGAAGTGTACCAGTAGAAGGATCTACAGAAACCACAATGGTACAAGATAGCTTTAACATAACTAAAGTTATTAGAACAATGACAATAGAAGACAATAAGTTAATGGTCTTACTAGATGACTTACATGAAAGAGTTCAAGAAGTTCCAGAAGTTAATCCTAAGACAGGAAAGATTGGTGGAATGAGAAGAGAACGTAACACTTTCCAAAGTGAGATTTATTTAGATAAAGAAGATGGTGCTAGATTTTTAAAATTAACAGGAATATGAAAACAGAATTTAAACAATTAAAAGGAGTGAGAGTAATGCTCTCTCTACCAGAGAGAGAAGACTTAGGCATTGAAGTGAGTCCAGAGTTGCAAAAACAACTAGATGATGAGTTTTGGGTTAAAGCACAACAACTAGAAGTATATGCTGTTGGAGAATCTGTAGAAGGAATCAGGGTGGGGGATAAAGTTTTTATTCCTACAGAAGAAATAAAAAGAGGTTCAGTTGTAGAAATAAATAAACAACAAAAACTTATAGTTAATTCTATGGCTATAGCTATTATCTGGTAAAATGAATATCACTAAAGCATCCTATGGAGGGGTTGATTGTACAGAGTTAGTAAAATTAAGAGTCAGAAATGGCTCTTTAATTTTACATTCTGATAATAACATTATTGGTGATCCAGCAGTAGGAAAATTAAAAGCTCTTGTAGTTATTGTAGATGATAAAGAATACACTACCTTAGAAGGAGATTTATTTGTATATCCAAAATCTAATAATAAAAAGCTAGGTATATTTTACTCAAATAATACAAGACCAGAAACTTTTCCTGCAATTAGAGCTTCTTTAAAAAGTATTGAAAAAGCATCTAATGGTAGCGTGGATATATTAACTTGTATGTGGAATCATGACCCAGAAAATCCTTTTACTGAATATATAGCTTGGACGAAAACTTTTTCACATTTAAATCAGTTGTTACAAATTATGCAACTATTATATGTAGCTAGAAATGTCAACCAATATGATACAGTATCTTTTTTAGAACATGATGTATTATACCCAGAAAAATATTTTGATTACCCTGAAGTATTACCAGGCACTGTAATTACAAATATGAATTATATGGGGATAAATAAACAAGGTTGGCAAGGAGTTCCTATTAAACATGAACCCTTTCATCAAATGACAATGAAGTTTGATGAAGCTATTTTACATTGTGAATCTATATTAGCTAATGCATTAATAAAAAATAGTGGATTAATTGAGCCCCAAATTCCAAATATAATAAGACAAAAATGGGAATGTATAAATCCTGCAGTTCATATTAATCATGGTGGACATTTCACTTCTCATTTTAGTATATATTCGAATACAGATTTAAAAGATTATGATGATTACTGGGGTTATCATAAAGACTATTTAAACCTTTTTTATTAAAATAAAAAAAGCCCAGAGAACTCAATCTTTGGGCTTTTTTATTTCCTTCTTTCAACTGAAAGATGAACTATTTTGATAAACGCTTTTGCTTCATAGGCCATTGAGGACTTTTAAGTCTCAACTTAGTATCAGCTTCTTTCATGTAATTGTCTTTAGGCCTAGGGTTCTTAACCTTAGGAGCTTTCTTAAGACTAGTTTTACTTTTTAGTATAGACATATTCGTATTTATTTGTAAATATACGAAAATTAGTTACAACCATATTTACATTTTTTTGCTTTACCACCACTCTTCATCATTTTCTTCTTAGCAGCAATTTTTCCTCCTTTTTTCATAGGAGCTACAGCAGGAACAGCAGCAGGGGCAGCCATTGGTGCAGCACCCATAGCAGGAGCAGCAGCTTTTTTCTTGCCACCAAATAATTTATTAGCAGCCATTCCAGCTAAACCAAATGCACCACTACCAGCCACTTTACCTAGTATATCACCAAGTCCAGCTTTTCTAACAGAAGCACCTTTCTTAGCAATTACACCACGTCCTTTAAGGATGTCAGCTTTAGTTATCTTTCCATCTTTATTAAGATCAGGGAAAGACTTACCATTTTTAGCTTTTACAGCCCCACCATATTTTAATTTACCTTTAAGTTTACCAGCTCTTTTTTCCAGTCTTTCAGCTCTGTTTTCCATCCTTTCAGATTTTCTTTCAGCTCTATTTTCTTTTCTATCTTCTTTTTTTTCTGCTCTAGTTTCCATTCTTGCTATCTGAACTTTAGAGTATTCAGGTTTTTCTGAAGAAACAGAAGGTTTAGAGTAGTTAACACTTTTAACTTCTGGCTTACCAATAGTAGCAGGTGTGCTTGGTTTTAAATCTTTAGCACTAATTCCTTTAGCAAGTGCTACTTGTCCTGGTCTTTTTGCAACAACAGGTTTTTTAGTCACTGCCTTTTTTGCAGGGGTAGTAGGTTTCTTTAGTACTGTTGGTGTAGCAGGCTTTCCTACATCATCTCTTCTATTATATTTTTTAGCTAAATCTGATTGAACAGGAGCTTTAGAAGCAGCTGGTTTAGCAGGAGAGGGTTTAGGTGTAGCTGCTTTTGCAGCAGGCTTACCAGAAGATTTCAATCTATTATATAATGCATCTGCAGCTCCAACAGCAGCAAGACCAATAGCAGCACGACCACCAATTTTTCTAGTTTTAGGGCTAGTTGCTCCAGCTACTAATTTACTTCCTGTTTTGGATGCTAATGCTTTTGCACTAGAAGTAAGTTCTTTAGCTTTAGCTCCTATTCTAGTAGCTAAACTAGGTGAAGCTTTTTTAGGAGGATTTGGGTTAATAGGTCCTCTTTGAGGAGCTTTAGTGCTAAAACTGTATGTAGTAGCTTTTTTGGTAGCAGACTTTGCTGCACTAGATTTTTTTCCTACTGAGGGTGTTCTACTAGTGGATTTTTTACTTTGAGGACTTAAGGCCATTATTTTAAATTTTTAATTGTTAACAATTCCATTTACGTAAAGATTTATTTATTCTGCTATTTGGATCACTAGCTGTTTTAGCAGATGTTAATTTTTTCTTCATTCCTGACATTCTACTACAAAATGACTTACGTCTATTTGCTGATTTACTTCCAGGTTTTAATTTAGAAGGCTTAGTAGTCACTGCTGTTTTAAGTTTACTTCCAGGATTAGCTCTTCTATAAGAAGCTACACCCTTAGCATTTAATCCACCAGCAGGATTTTTTCCTTCTTTTCTTTGCCAAGCTGGTGTAGATCCACCATTTTTTAATGTACTTCCTTTAAAGGGCCCTTTTTTTTTAATAAGAGGACCATTAGGAACACCACCCCCATTCTTAAGAACTCCCTTCCCTACATAAGCTGTTGCTTTTTGTGGGTTATACATTTTTGTCTTAGGAATTGTTGCCATGATTATTTACCTTTTCTTTTAGCAGCCATAGCTTTAAATGTTTTAGCTAATGCTTTTCTTTTAGGAGTGCATGTAGGCTTTGTCATAGGAGTGCAAAAACCTTTATGTTTTGGATTTACAGCTTTCTGTATCCAGTTTTTATCCTTAACCTTTGCCATGATGTTATTTCTTTTTGAGCTTACCACCCATTTTCATTTTGGTAGCACCAAGTTGTTTATCTTTTTTCAAAGGAACCTTTGGAGCTTTCTTACCAGCGATAGTTCTTTCTTGAACTTTAGTCCAAGCACCATTAGGATCAATAGGTCCTACACGCTTAGCAGGTTTCATTACACCCCCAGCTTGCATCTTTTTCTTAGGAGCAGCAGCTTTAGGTTTAGCATTTTGACCTTCCCATCTACCCATTCTTCCTATAGGACTTTCACCAGCATAACCTTTACCTCCTTGTACTCCTCTGCCATAACCTTGTTTGTAAGCAGCACTATCTTGTTTAGAAGGTTTGATACCTTCTTTTCTATACCCAGATCTTTCTTCTTCTTCAAGACTTACACCCATTGGTAAGTTTTTGTAAGTAGGTGTTTTTCCACCAGACTGCATTTTCTTAACAGGGCCACCATTCTTTTTATAAGAATCTTCTATTTCTTTTCTTCTAGCTGCTTTTCTTTGCATTAATTTTTTTTCAGCCAAGGGTAGTCGTGGTGAAGCTAAAGTAATATCTTTTGAAAGTTTTTTATCCATTACTTTTTGAGCTAATGTTTTTGCAGGCTTAGCTTTAGTGATAGCTTTAGCTGCTCCTTGTACTCCTTTTCTAATTAAAGCACCAAGCTGTGCTTTTTTAACTATCTTTGCCATTTCTTCTGAATGTTATATTAGGTTTAATGATTATGTCTTTATGTGTGAATTGCCACATTTCTCCTGTAGCATTTATGATAACTGTGTAGATGGTGTCAGTTTCATGACCATAATCTGTAACCAACCAAATAACGCCCTCTCCTTTTGGAGTGGTAACATCTAGTCTATTGGTTGGTTCGTAGATCATCGCAAAAGACTCACCCTGGGACGCTGTTCTTATGGATAGCGTAGTGAGTACTATTATTTCTTTTTAGACTTAGCTTTAATTTTCTTCTCCTGCTTAAGCATAGCAGCTGTAGGTTTCTTTCCAGAACCTTTATTAGCACGAATGTTATCCCAAAGTCCTTTTTGAGAAACAGAGCCATCAGCTCTTTTGATCATTTGTTTAGCCATTATTTTCTTCTTGTACTTCTACAGCAACACCTTCTTCCACAGCACGTTGTACCATATTTTCAATAATGTTATTAGCTTTATGAGCTAACATCACTCTACTTGCTTCTGGAGTACCTAATACAGCTCTAAGGCTATTTAAGATAAGTCCAAATTCATTACCTGTTAGAGTAAATTGATCTTCTGGTCCCCATGTGTATTTTTTATCAGGACTGTAAACATTGTTTGACATAATTATAGTTTTTGGTTTAAGGTATAAATATAAAAATAAAATTTAACTATCAAGACTTATTTGAAAATAAATAGTTGCAGATGCTTTTATACTTTTAGATAAGTCTAACTTTATTTGAAACAGATTATGAAACTTCAGTATCTCCTCTAATAACATTGGATTGTATTTAGGAAGACTTGGCACCAGTCTAAATATATAAGCACTGGACCCTCTTGTGATTTCTAATATAGATAATTCATCTATTGAATCTATAATTCCTTCTAGATGTTGGAAGTAAACTTCCTCATTATCTGGTAATATCTCTGGAAATAACTTCTTACTTATTTGCACAAATTCCTAAGAAAGCGTTAGTAAATATTTAGTTTTTGCAGCTTCTCCTGATAATGAATCTGCTAGGTTACAAATATCATGAAACTTATTAGCTTCACCATATGCTTTAAGATCTGAAGCAAACATGCAAAGACTCTCAACAACAGCCATAGATTTAGCATTAGATAGAGGCTCTATTTTGAACACACCAGGACGTTTACCTAAGTAACCCATAAGCTTCTCTACAACACCATCTTTAAAATCATGCACATAATCATACAGAGCACCAAGAGCTTGGTGTTCTGCATAACTAGTTGTTTGCCAATGAAGCAAATGTAATTGCTCCTGGAAGTAAGTAAGCTTTCCAGCTATAGTTTCCAATGTCAGTTCTTCAGAAGATGAAGATTTCATCATCTCTTCTGGAAAAAATGATTTTGCCATTATGTTTATCCTCCTATAGTAGTAGTTGTAGTAGTTGTAGGTGCTACAGTAGTGGTAGTAGTAGTTGTAGGTGCTGCTGTAGTGGTTGTTGTGGTTGTAGGATTACAGCATTCATATGCTAAAATCTCTTGCCACTTGCCTACCTTTGGTTTACTTCTACGAAGAATTAAACTACCAGCTACAACACGACCAGAACCATCGAAACGTACAAACGCTTTTAAGCGTTGATTGTTACCATTTGCCATTTTAATTTTGTTTAAATTGTGAATAAAAATTTTCTTTATGTATATAAATAAGGAAGACTTCTAGCTCATTGTTGAGCTACAAAACCTCTATTCATTTAATATTTGAGCTTGTATTTCTCTTTTAATTCAAGAAGTTGTAATAAGTAATGATGAGTACAGTGTTTCTTACTTCTCTCATCATTTAGTATCACTTGTAAATGAGGATCCTCAAAAGGATCTTTACCTGTGTGATATGTTCCTTTATAGAATGCTGGATAAGATCCCCCCATTTGACTATCAGTAATACCTGCATTATGTAAAATGCTTGTACGTTCTAATTTTTCAATTAAGTCTGAGCTCCAAGAAAATTCTAATTCAGGAATGTTTCTTGTTTCTGCTTCATTTCTCCAAAGATTCCATAATACAGCCCACATATCTGCACACCAACTTTGGAACCCTTTGTTTTCATTCTCAAAGAATTCTTTGTTTATCTGTTGTAATTCTGTACGAATAATAATACAACTAATCATCACTCTATTCCAGTATTCTGAATTTACATTCTTTAGAAGATATTGTGCTCCTCCAGAATGATTATTGTTCTTTTCAGCTATCTCTCTAGATATACCAATCTTATTGGCTAACTCGTCTAGAACATCTTTTTGTTTGTAAGCTTCTAGCTTATCAGAAAGAACATCTCTTTCTTTACTATCAAAATATGAGGCATTTATATAACTATTTGTATCAGATAAATAGTTGATGTCATCTTCTATAAACTCATCTATATTGAATCTTTCTGTAAAGACTATATCAGAATCACAATAGAACACAGCTTTATGTTCCATCTCTGGATTATCTTTAAAATAGTTCCTTAGACAAAAAGGTCTTAGTACAGGAATGTATGTACTCAATAATGGTGTCACTTCACTGTTGACATCTTTATAGAATACAAATTCAACTTCTGGATATAAATCCATCACTTGTTGCCATTTTAAATTCTTTTCCCTGAATGATGGTATAAACAGTAAAACTATTGCTTTATCTGAATGTCCTATCTTTCTTAAACTCTCGATCCATAAATGTACCTGCCATGTATAATAAACATCATCTGGCTGGGCACAAATAAATTTAAGTTCCCTCATATATGTAGTTGGTTGGTTTACTATTTTTTTTACAACGTTGTTGTAGTTGTGGTTGTAGGAGCCACTGTACTAGTTGTTGTAGTGGTAGGTGCTACAGTTGTTGTAGTACTTGTAGTAAGAGCAGCTGTAACTTGTATCAATCTTTCTAGTTGACTAGAAATTTGCCACAACAAGTTACTCTCATTACTCCATCCAATTTGTTTACGTCCTATACCCATTTTATTTTTTTGTATTTATTAGTACACTTTTGTTAGTGTAAAGTTTCGTGAGAATATTGAATTGTTTACACTATCATCATCCCATTGTGCAGTGATTACTAGTGTATTACTTATAGTAGTGCTAAATGTAGTAGTATTAACTGTACTTAAAACATATCCCTCAAATTGAGTTCCTCCATTTCTAATATAAGAAAATAATCCTCCAGATGAAATTGATGCAGTGCCAGCTCCTCCTAATGTTCTAATTGTAAAATACAAATTCATTATCCAAGACTTATTAGTTGCTGCAGCAAGATCAATTATACCAGTGTCAGCAAGAAGTGCTCCAGATAATGTTTTTATTCTAATTTGCACTGTTGATGAACTTGTACAAGAAATTAAACCATCTAATGCACAAAGAAAAGAATCTCCAATAGAAAATGCATTTGCAGGAACAGATAATGTACCCACTCCTGATCCTACTATTGTTGTCTCTACTGCAGTTGCAGTTACAGGTGTACTATCAGCAGTTTGAGCAAATAATCCATAACTTGCAGTGGGAAAAGTTAAACCAGAAGTTCCACTAGTTCCAGTGGTTCCTGATGTCCCTGATGTCCCTGAGGTACCTGTATTTCCACTAGAACCAGAGCTACCTGAAGTGCCACTCGTTCCTGTTGTTCCACTAGTGCCTGTTGTGCCTGACGTACCTGTAGTCCCACTAGAACCACTTGTTCCATCAACACCTGTTGTTCCAGAGGTGCCAGACGTACCATTTGTTCCAGAAGTACCATCTCCCCCTGCTGCTCCATCTAAGTTAACAAGCCATTGAGAATATGTACCTGATCCTGTAACAACTCTAGGAGGACCTATAATTAAAACACCAGTGTTAATGTCATAGCTTACTATTGAACAAACTTCATGATTGTCTATATCATAAGATATAATAATATCTTGAGCTACTGAATATGCTAATCCTGGATCTACTACTAATGTATTAGATACCCCTAATTCAAATGTTGAAGTGGAGTTAGTTAAATATCTATCACCATCATATCCTGATGTACCACTGGTTCCACTAGTACCACTAGTTCCCATAATGTTACAAGTAACACAAGCTAGCTTCTCTAACTGAGCAGATACCTGCCACAGCAGATTAGATTCTTGGCTCCAGCCTATTTGTTTGTTTGGAATGCCCATTTTACAAATGTAAAGTATTTATTATTAGTATTAATAATTTTATATAAAATGCTATAAGCAAACTAGTTAGTTTGATAATAACTAAATTAGTTATCGTCCTTGACCTCTATATTTAGATCCAGGAGAACTATGCTTATTAAGAGTTTTAGAATGCTTACCTATTCTTCTTTTGCCAAATGTCACTTTAGCATTAGAGGATTTTTGAGTATTAGTTTTTTTTGCCATTGGTTTATGTATAAAAAATGTATTTGGTTGTATTGTTTTTCTTTACTGCTTTAAGAACTTGCTTACGTTGTTTTCCTGTAGATTCATAACTAACATGTACCCATGCTGGATTATCATCTGTACCAAATTCCCAAATTAATTGATCAAATACTAAGTTGTCTTTAATAAAATCAAACACTTGTTTATTTGTAATCTTAGTACCATCCATGTCAATATCTAAAGCTTCTCCTTGGGAGTGTTGACTTGTTATAGATGTACCAGGAACTAATCTATTTAGTTTTTCACTTCTATATCCAGAACTTATTATAATAGGTTTCTTAAAATGATCCCTTATAGGTTGGAATATATTATTAGCCAGCTTCTTTAGATTCTCTAAATGTTCAGGAGTAGGAGTGTTATCTACACCATTTCTTTTGGCTGATTCACTTCTTACCACTTCTGCAAGAGATAGATTTTTAGACAGCTTCATCTTGTTTTTGTTTAAGACTATTTGAGTATGTTGTTAGGGACAATAAAGCAGCAATTAATCCTGCTTCAATTCCTAATAACATTGCTACATCAGCATAAGACTTTCCCACTTCAAAATTATGTATAGCATGAGAAGTGTTTACAATAAAATCTATAGAGAAACATAAAGCTAAAAGTCTTCTAATAGATATTTTATTTCTAGTGCCTAACCATAAAGGTTCTAAGTAATTAAATATCTTTTTCATTTCTTTAATTTTATCTTCCAGTAAGAACTAACACCATAAGTAATTGTTCCTTGAGAGTTTAGTCCTGCATTAATTCCTACAATTCTATCTTTCTTAGTCTTTAGAATAACACCTAGGTGTAAATTGTTGATAATTTCTAAAGGATTGCCATTGACCCCCCCACCATAATATAATTGATTTTTTGAAGGGAGAGTTGTATATGTATTTATTATGGGATACTTAAGAGAATAAGAATAAGATCTACCTTTTAGTAAATTATTACTCACTGTATCTTTAACATAAACATGTCCTATTGAATCTATCTTTATAGAATCTTGATATATGTTGCTGTCTAAGAATTTATCTACTAGCTTATTGTATTGTAATACTAAAGAAGCATAGTTTGTGTCTGGTAGATATTCTTTTGGTCTATCTTTATATAGAATAGAAATAGTTTTAATTACTTGAGGCTTGCTATAAATGATTGAATCTTTATAGACCCACACTGTATCTTTAATAACTTTAGGAGCAGTGGTTTCTTTACCCTTACTAAAAAATAATATGAATACTAGGAATAGAATTATTAAGGATAAAAAATTATCTTTAATAAATTTCATTGTTTTATTATGTTACCATATATACTACTTATATATTGTGCTACTAGAAGGACTACCATAGCAGCTCCTGACAGCCAATACACTTTCTTTTTAAAGTCATCGTGTTTTTCTACCATTTTTTCTAAATGGGTAATCTTAGTCTTTAGTATTTCAATGTCATTAATAAATCCTCCACTTTTAGTTAGAGGGTTACCTAGTATAGCGTCTACAACTTGAGTAAGTTTGGTGTCAATAGAAGTCATCTTTTCCTCTAGATCATAAAGTCTTTGATCCATGCTTTTTAATTCTTTTTTAATTGATTCTTCAAAATGGTTTTCCATTATTATAGCAATGTTACATTTTATTAAGGGGTTTGTAAAATGAAAAAAACATACCTATTCTATATAGAATTTTGGCATGTTATTTAGTTAAAAGACCTACAGAAATTCTAGATCTATGGCAATGAAGTGTTTTATACAAACCTACGTATTAGTTTTGATAAAAACAAATATATTTTCTATATTTGATGATAAAATTAAAAATTTATATGCCTACAAATATAAAGTACAAAAAAGCATACGTCTTATATGCAAATGCATCTTATTTTAATACTGTTTCAGCATGTGTACAATCTATAAAAGCATTTAGTGATGTGCCTATTATTGTGTACATGTTAAACTCTAAACTAAAAATTGAAGGCACTAAAACAATCAATTGGAAGTGTGACGTAGAAGAGGTACATCAGAAAGCTTATATAGATAGATCTGATGATAGAATATATAAACTACTTATACAACGTCCTTTAATAGTTAAAGATGCTCTACAATATGCTGATGTAGTTGCTTATGTAGATGCAGACAGTGTTGCTACTAAATATGTAGATAACATCTTTAGCATGTTTAAGAAAAATTCCTGCCATCCATATTTTGTAGAAGGTATATATGACTATTTACATACTGAAGGAAGAGGAGGAGCAGATAGTAGAGATGATCTTTCCACAACACTAGAACATCCAGCATGTGAACTATTTAATGTTGATCAATATGTAAGAGAAAGATATAGACAAACTGGATATTTTGTAGTAGATGAGTCTTGTATTCCTTTTCTAGATGTGTGGTATAGAATGTGTACACACCCAAAGGTGTTAGAAAATCCTAAACATTATGCTCCCTATCATGAAGAAACAATAGCTAATGTTCTTCTATGGAAATATAATATACAAAAAGGACTTCCCTATCTATATGTTAATGGATCATTTGATACTATCAATGAAGTGCATAGAATAGGATTCAATATAGAATATAACTACGTAAAACCCTGGTTAAGAATACCTAAGAAAGAATCAGAATTATTATTCTTTCATGGAGAAAAAGATTATAACATAATGAAGCAAATGACAAATAAACTAAAAAAAGGAGACAAATTAAATGTTTTGTATCTAGCCCCCCATCTATCTACAGGAGGAATGCCAGCCTTTCTTTTAAAAAGAATAGAAGCAATGCAAGACTTAGTAAGCATCACTGTAGTGGAGTGGCAGAATTATAGTGATCAATATGTTGTTCAAAAGAATAAAATTAAAGAGCTTGTTCAAAGTTTCTATACCTTAGGAGAAAACAAGCTAGAACTAATAGACATCATTAAGAAAAACAACATAGATGTTGTTCATATAGATGAAATGATTGAAGGGTTTGATTCATATGCTGCTGTATCTCCAGAAGTTATGCATGCATTATATGATGATAAACGTACATGGAGAGTTGTGGAAACATGTCACAATGTTAGTTTTAATCCTGATGCTAGTAAACTATACCACCCAGATGCTTATGCTTTCTGTACTCCCTATCATCTAAAGACATTTGAAAAGATGCCTTCACATAAACAAGTGATAGAGTTTCCAATAGAAGACTTAAAGAATAAAAAGTGTATATGGGATGAGGCTATGATGGATCTAGGTTTTGATTTCTCAAAAGAACATGTTGTAAACATTGGACTATGGACTTCAGGAAAGAATCAAAAAGAAGCTGTTGAATTAGCTAGACAGATGCCTAATGTAGAGTTTCATTTTGTAGGAAACATGGCTCCTAACTTTAAAGACTACTGGGAGCCAATAGTTTCTAATCTTCCTTCCAATTGTCATATTTGGGGAGAACGTGAAGACACTTACAAATTCTTAATGGCTTCTGATGTATTTATGTTTAACAGCACTTGGGAATGTAATCCTTTAGTTCTTAGAGAAGCTATTGGGCATGAGTGTAAAATCTTAGCTAGAGATTTGCCACAATATTGTGGAATGTTTGATGGGTACATTACACCTATTGATGGTAGTAATCTAAAACAACAACTAGAACAAGCATTAGAGGAAGCTGTACATTATGATATTCCTGTTAATCAGTTTGAGAAGTTTAGGGATGATCACCAAAGTCTATATAAAGAAGTGTGTACTCTAGAAGTTAAACATCAATCAGGTGTAACTATTATCCATAATTATGTAAATGGGCCCTTCCTAGAAATAAAAGGAGCTTCTACCAGTGTGTTTAATATCTATTTTTATGATGAAGATGGAATTCTACGTTATGAAAATAACATAAAAGCTAATCATTGGGTGAGACTAAATCGCCAATGGTTCACTAAGTGGACAGCTAAAGTGTGGGACAAGGATAAACTAATATATGATAACACCCTATCTCTAGAGAATAAAAAAGTGTACATAGCTTTTAATAGTTCTTCTTTAGGAGATTCAATAGCTTGGATACCTTATTGTTTAGAGTTTAAGAATAAACATAATTGTCATGTAGTGGTGAGCACATTCCATAATCATTTATTTGAAAAGGTGTATCCAGAACTTGAATTTATAAAACCAGGAACACCTGCATCAAATATTTATGCTCAATATAATTTAGGATGGCATTATGATATTAATAAGGAACCAGCTTTATCAAATACTATAAAGCTCCAACAAGCTGCAACTAATATATTAGGTCTTGATTTTGAGGAGATTAAACCTAGGATTGCATTCACTTCTGGTAACAAATTTGATAGTAAATATGTTACAATAGCAACTAACTCCACAGCAGGCTGTAAGTTTTGGACTAAAGAAGGGTGGCAAGAAGTTATTAATTATCTAGTAGAAAAGGGATACAAGGTAATAAATGTATCTATAGAAAGAAATCCTTTTGATAACTGTATACAACTAGATGATGTATCTATTGAAAACACTATAAATACAATTTATTATAGTGAATTCTTTATAGGGCTATCCAGTGGATTGAGTTGGTTAGCTTGGGGACTTGGTAAACAAGTGATGATGATCTCTAACTTCAGTAAAGAAGATCATGAGTTTAGCTGTATCAGAATAACAAACACTAATGTATGTCATGGATGCTGGAATGATCCTGCATTCAAGTTTGATAAGGGAGATTGGGATTGGTGTCCTGTAAATAAGGGTACAGATAAACAATTTGAATGTCAGAAATCAATAACTGGAAAAATGGTTATTGACGTTCTTTCAAACCATATTTAATATATTTATACCAAACCCTTTCATGTATATAATACTGAAGGGGTTTGTATATTAACTCAATTACGCTGAAGGTGGTACCAATTGTTATAGAATCTGTAACAATTGATACCACAACAAAGCCTAATAATGAACTTAGTATTCTATAACTAATAGTTTTAGCTATGTGTCTTTTAGATTGTACTATCATTTTTCATTTTCTCCCTAATTTTAGTTGCTGATATATCATGTATTTCTTGAGGAGGAGTATGTTCAATTACATCATACCCTACACCTCTACCAAAGTTAATAGATTCAATATCAGGAATAATCATTAATATAACTTTACCTTCATTTAATAAATCAAATAATTCTGTAGAGAGCATCTTCATAATTTCATAAGCTGACCAAGGATTATTTTCATCTTTAGGTACATTTCTTATACATAGCATAACTTTCTTGCCTTGATTTAATTGTTGGTCAATTAACCATCTATGACCAGCATGCCATGGTTGCCATCTTCCAATGAACATTGCATACCCATCAGTTTTTCTATTACCTTCTACTAAAATTTTACTCATTTATATAATTTTTAATTTGGTGTATGGATTCATCTATTGAATGTTTATCTGTATTGATAGACAATACATTTTCTTCAGCCTCTAATTCAAAATCGCTTACATGAAAGTTCTCTCTACCTCTATCTATATCGTATGTTAAATAAATCCATTTAACGTTTGGCACTAAGCTATTTAAATAATCTCTACATTCCTTATATGGGTATACTAATGATAAAACAACATCGTTACCATTGTAATGTAGATATGTAGCAATATCGCTTGCTCTATTTAGATTATTTATTCTGCCTTGTTTGCTATAATCTTTATTTTTAAACATATCTCTTAGATGATCTCCATCTATATAGAAATTTGCTTGTATTTTATTTGATAGTGTTGTCTTTCCACTGTGTGGTTGACCAAATAGTACTGTTATCATTTTGTATATCCAAATGTATCGTAATACCATTTATATTGATTGTAAATCCATTCCGAGGTATATTGACCTAAAATTTCTTTTGAGTCATCTGGTAGCATCCCCAGTGTATTTCGAATTATGTGATCACCATATATCCCATGAACAGTATCGTCTTCAACTGTAATTTGAGGGATATGTTTAAAATCATGTTCAAATGGTTCCATCCCAAAAAACCTATAGATAGAGTCCAATTGTGGTTTTGGATTGGTACATAAATCCTCATATCGAATAAAAAGGAAATTTTGAGCGGTTTTATCCAGTATTGATTGTTGAA